TAAAACCGTGAAATTCATAATCCCAATCTTGTTTAACTCCTGTGTTAAATGACACATCACTGCCGGCCATAATTACAGGAGTTAAACTATCAACTGTTTTCTGGTCTCTGTCCCCAGATGGATAACAACCACTTCCGTTAAAATCATCGAACATTTCCTGCATGTCTTTATAATCTTTAGTTGTAAGTTGTTCATTTCCATCTTTGTCATTGCTTGCCTCGTAATAAACTTTGGAATATTTTCCATTCTCGTCTTTGCAAAACTGGTTTTTAATAAGAAATTCTTTCTTATTATTTGTCTGCTTCTGCTGATACCAATTATATAATCTTGGAGTGGTATTAGCATCTTCTTTAATAGAATAATAATCACTTGAGAAATCTTCTGGAATAGTAATTCCTTTGCCTTCTGTTGGCATTTTAGGATTAATTCCTAAAAACTTCATTTTCAATATTTCTGTATTGATAATTGCATCTTCCGCAATATTTCTTAAAGTAAAATTCTGTAACTTTTCATGAATATGAAGATGGTGTTTAAACACATGTTGTGCTTCATGAATTAAAACAAAGTAAAGTTCTTCCAGAGGGAGATCAATAAAGTTTTGTGTGTAATGAAATTGAACTCTATTGTTCTTGTAATTTACTCCAGCAAATCCATCACCTAACAACTCACCATCATCTTTTGTGAAATCAGAATTGATTATAAAAAGATAAATGAGTGGTTCTTTATCCATTAGATAGAACGATAGTTTTGATATGATTTCTGGTCGTGTCATTAATCCCCCTGAAAGCTTTACTCTTAATTAATTATATCAAATTATTCTTTTTTTGTCAATTTATTTGCTAACAGTTCTAATTCTCCAACTATCCTTTCTGGACTGATGTTACTGGAAAGTAATTCTTGAACTTTCCAATTTAGTTCAGTCATTTGGTCAAATATTTCCATAGTCCAAACTAATCCTGTTATTTCATGAAGTATTCTATCTATCCCTTTAGCAAACTCTCTTATTTCAAACTGAGCATGCTCATGTAATCTTAGTTCAAGAAAATGTAATAAGTTTCTAAAATCAACAGTGAAATAAAACTCTGTATATATAGAAGAAGGTAAAACTATTCTTGCCATTTCTTTGGCTACTCCAGTATCTATCATGTGTTCATAAGTATTGAAAGTATCTTCCATTGCTAAGTTATACCCTTCAGTATAAGTTTCATTATCTTCATGGGCAAAAGCTTCTCCGGAACCCTGATGATTTGTTTTTCCTTGCAATCTCCATTCTTTAGGAACATAATAATCTTCTTCAACTTGACTATATCTCTGACTGTATTCATTCGTTGAGAATGTTCTATGTCGAAGATATTGTTTCATTACAAAATTAGGAACCTTTGCGTGAAATGTAAATACTACTTGTTCGAAAGGAGTCATGTGTTTATTTTTATATAAATATCTAATCAACCCTCTATCCTCTTTATCTCCTTTAGCGGCAACTCCGCCAGTTGAGACACGAGCGGATTGGAGGATGCGATAATCATCACCCATTGAATCGACGAGCGAAACGAAGCCATGATCTAAAAATTCTTCTCTCATTTATTTTCTCCCTTATAATACTGCCAATGATATCCACCAGCAGTTTTTCTTCTTCCTCTTAAGCAATCGCTTATAGCGCTTCTATGTATTTTTAATATAGTATATGCGCTTTTAACGCTTTTATATATTATGCCTGTTTCTATACAAAAAACTTGCTTAGAATTAGCTTTTATTTTTTTAAGTATAGTTTCTTCACTTTGCTTTTTACCAATTAGACTTATTTTATTAGCATCACCTATTTTTCTTTTAGTTTCATCGCTTACTGAACGCCCTGTATTAGAAATACTAATCCTTTTTTTAGTCTCTTCTGATAACTTTCTTCCTAACCCTCTTCCTTTGTTAGAGATGCTAATCTTTCTTTTAGTTTCTTCGCTTACGAAATTGTTTTTCCCGCCTGTATCTAAGTTATATCCATAATTCAAATCACACGATTTAGCTTCTTTTATGTATAGTATTTCTAAGTCATTTAATTCTTCCTGACTTTTAGAATTGTCTAAAAGTTCATATCTAAAGTTCCCTTCTCCATATTTTAAGTAAGACCTTTGTAGATGCATATTATGATGCTTATTATTCTTTAAATCTTGTTTATGTCTATCCCATCTTCTTCTATAATCTTTTTGCCTTGTTTGACCTATATAAACTTTTCCGTTTATTAAGTTTTCTATTTTGTAAATATGTCCTATAAAATCTTTCATAACTTTATCTTTACAAGTTCTACAAAACCATCATTCATCATCTCCCTTATCCAAATTCTCTATAATTTTTATTATACAAAATATTACTATTGCCATTAAAACTAAAGCTATTCCTTGCATTAGCTTGCTTTTTCTCTTACACCCCATTTGGGTTCCGCATAAACACTTAGTTCAGCGAAGACATCATATTCATCCAAGAAATTAATAGACAATTCATAATCTTCCTTATCTGTATAAATATATAATATGTTATCTTTTGAACCTGCTGTTTTAATTTCTTCATTTTTTATCTTGTTGTAAATCTCTAGCATTAATTTCCTCTTGCTTTTTTTCTAGTTCATGGGTCGCCCATTCCATAATCCCATCATGTTGTATTTTTGACTTAGTAAATAAACTGATAGTAGGATTTAACTCTGATCCATCTGTGTTATAGAATTGTCCATATTCAATCCTATCTTCTAAGTAACTTTTCAAAAACTTAAAACTAATCTCTAATTTCTTTAGTCCTGCATCTCCGTGCTGCTTATAATACTGCTCAAGATTTTTTCTATCTCCTTTTGATAAAGAATAATTAGCATTGTTAATCCATCCGGATTGAACATTACCTTTTATATCCACATCTATATTCTTACATAAATCCCTATATGATTTCTGGAAGTTTTTAATTACTTCATAAAATTCATTTGCATTAACAGGTAACTTCTTTGGTGCTTGCTGCTCGTTCTTTCCTTTGATTGGTCTATATTGTAATAATTGATAAGTGTTATGCTTTTTATTATCAACTACTTTTGTAGTCCAATTTAATAGACGATGTTCTTTCAACTTCCTTTTTAATAAATCAATGTTTCTAACACTACATCCCATATCTTTTGCAAGAGTTTCTCTTGCAGGGAATGCTGTAACTTTATCTCTTGCATAACTTAATAGAATTAAGTATAGTCTCATTGACGAATTATCAATGAGACTATTTATTAGTAAAGATCTTTCAATTGGAACTTTCCAATCTATCTTTTTATATTTAAAAACATCTGGCATTTAGTCTGATCCTATTAGTAATACTCCACCTAGTATTCCAGCAAAAGTTCCAATAAGAAGATACCAATTTTCAGCAAGAAATTGTCTTTGTAACTCTTTCATTTGAACCATAATATCCCATCCTAATACAATCATCAATATAAGCTGAATTACTCCTAGTACTAGAATAAATACTCCACCTGCTCTTGCTAATCTCATACTGCTACCTTCTTCTTTTTCTTGTCTTGAACATCAAATAGTTCCTGATCACTTGTGTAATAATATCCTTGATATGAATTCTTATATCTATCATTAATACTATATAACATTTCTCCAAGATCTTTAGCTGCATCACCTTTAACATTACCTAATTCATAAATAAATACAGTTAAATCTTCTGCAGGGATGTTCGTATCAGTAATGAAGGTTGATAAATTTAGTGCAGGAAGCTTTACTCCATTTTCACCATCCCAGTTATCAACTTCTTTAATTGAGTGAGCCACAGACAGCAGAAGATACAGCATAGCTCCTTTTTTCTCCGATAATTTCTTTATTTTATCACGAACAGCAACATAATTAAATAATACATCTTCCGGAAGAACTCTGTTCTCAGCGAAGTAAACATATTTACCAATGATGTCCTGAACAACTTCTATACCATTCTTAATTCCAAACTCACTGATATTATTTATCAATGCTTTGATTTGAACATTAGGATTTTGGTAGAAAGATGCAAAAGTTTCATCAGGAGTAACATTTTTTTCATTCCACATCTGCATAATATCAAAAATCATATTGTTAGCAACTAAAGTCCATGCTCTTGGAGACATGGTTGAATCGCCCTCTTCATCATCATCGTCATTATTATTCTTTGAGATTAAGAAAGGAGCTTCAACATTTCCTTCTTCCATAAACTTATCAAAAATATAGTAACAAAGTATAGATGGAATTCTTGTAGGCAATTCAATATTACCCCACTGAAAAGTTTTGAAAGCAAATGAACTTAACCAACTAGGTGCGTTATAACCGATATAAATATTTCTATGCCATCTCTCAGCAGTTGCTGTATCGAAATTATTGACTGCGTTAAAAGAAGAGACATTCTTTTGAAGCTTTCTATTTCCAGAGCCGATAATGACTGTCCTTTTTGGAAGAGTGTATTTCTCAGACTTACCAGTTTCTTCATTATAATCTGCACTACCACCGATTTCTCCACTAAGAACTAAGTTCATAACAGCAGCCATACTTTCTGTATCTGCTTTATTGTATTCATCTAAATGTAAAATCCATAATTCATCATTATCAGTTGGAGGAAGAACTGTAGGCTGTGCTAACCTAACAACAGTTTGTTCTTTTTTATTTTTATGTAAATAAGGAAACCCTTGCAGTTCCTCGATTGGAATCTTCTGTATTTCCAACTTATGATAAACGGCATTTTCTTTTTCAGCAATCTGTTTTATAATCATCGATTTGCCAACGCCTGTTTCGCCATAAACAAAAAGAGAGTGTAATGTTTCATCAATAAAGATATTATCTTTAGTTAATTTTATAACTCTTCTTACTTCTTTTTTCAAATCTTCATATGTTGAAGGTTCTGTATTTATGGCTTTTGTAATACCCTTTTTAATACCCTCTATATCAAAATTACTACTTACATTCTTTTGTAGATCAAAGTATAGTTTTGAATACTCTTTCATTATTTACTCCAACTTTTGTGAGGATATGGACAAACTTCTTGTGAAGGACATTCATCACAGTATCCTGTTGTTTTATTTAAAATACAACCCAAAATCCCTTTTGATACTGGAGTAGTCCAATCAAACAAAACTGGAATGTGTTCAGCAGCGAGTGTGCATAGATTTTGGAGCTCTTCTTTTTCTGCTTCATCCCATTTTTCTTTTTTATTTCTTAGGTCGTTAATTTCTTCTTCTGTTAAAATGTATTGCATTATTCCCCCATTATATTCGTTAATTAATTATAACAAATTATTCTTTTTTTGTCAAGCAAATTATTGCTTGTTTAATATCTTCATTAGAATTCCAATAAGGAACTCTAATTAAATTAATATTGTTATTTAAACAATAATTAGTTTTAATATTATCTCTTTTTTTTCTTATTTCAAATTCTTTTTCTCCGCCAAAAAAGTCAATTGCTTTAAAGTGTTGTCTCCCATCATATTCTATAACTGTATTATATTCTGAGAGATAAAAATCAAAAGGTAATGGTCTTTTGTGTTTGCATTTATTGAAAGTTTTCTGCCTGACATAATTTATATTGTTTCCATCTAAATAACTTTTTATTTGTAACTCACCTTTGGACGAATTACAAATAGGACATCCATGATTTAATAAATGGCTAAACGGGGCTTGAAAAAAGCTGCTATGAATAGGACAGATTATCTCTATTTTAGTTTGTGAATTAATATAATTAACTTTTGAATAATCATATTTATTATTATGAACCTTATTAGCTTTTTCTATAAAAGTATTATTGGTTAATTTATATGTAATTCTACATTTATTACAACCGTTTTTATTTAAATGGTCGTCGGGTCTTTGCAAAAAACTGCCATGAATAAGGCAGATAATTTCTATTTTTGTTTTATTATTAATATAGTCGACTTTTGAATAATCATATTTATTATCATGTATTTTATTTGCTTCTTCAATAAATTGAATTAATGTCTTCTTTAATTTTTTTGAGGTTACTTCTCTTCCACATTTATTGCAACCTTGTTTTAAATATAAATGATTCATAGGAGCTTGCCAAAAACTACCATGAATAAGGCAGATTATTTCTACTCTTTTCTTTTTATTAATATAATCAACTTTTGAATAATCATATCTATCTCCATGTATATTAATTGCATCAATTATAAATTCTTTCGTAGTTTTTCTTCTTGGCATTTATGCTATTGCTTGTTTGAAACAGCCGCTTGCCTCAAAAAATTTATAGGGTCTATGAAAACTCCATCTTTTTTAACTGCATAATGCAAGTGAGGGCCAGTAGATACACCACTGTTTCCAAGATAACCAATTACTTGACCTTTTTTAACCAAATCGCCTTCATGAACAATTACTCTTGACATATGAGCATATTCAGTTTCAATTCCATTCTTGTGTTTAATTACTACCCATTTGCCCATGATCCAATGTTGAATCCAATTATCTTCAACATATCCATCAGCTGTAGCAATTACTGGATCTGCCCAGTTGGTTACTAAATCAATTCCTTCATGTTTTGTAATCTTTCCAGTAATAGGAGAAAATCTATCTCCAAAGCCTGAAGAAATTGCTATTCTATTTGTGCTGAATAGAGGCCAAATATTTGGTAGATCATTAAAGTATTCAGTTCTTTCACCAAAGAAGTTATCTAAATCATTTAACATATCGGTGAAATCATTATTGAGAGTTAACATATCTTCATATGACTTAATGTTAAAAGCATTAGCTTCTTCTACTGTGAAACCACCAGTAAATAGATAGGAATCTGTCATTTTTACATTCTCTACAATTTTTACAATAGTATCTTCATATTCAGTTTTTTGTGAGTTCAGTTGTGCATTTAATATTACTACTTCATTAGTTAATATATTCTCAGTATTTATTCCATCGAAATAGATTGTACCCATATGTAAAAATAATAACGCTATTGTAGCTATTTGAATAGCTACAACTGTTTTCTTTATAAATTTAATCATTTTTTCATCCTTTTCACAATAATACCATATTATTCTTTTTTTGTCAACTGTATGCTTTATCTTTACTATTTAAGTGTCATGGAGCAATTATTTGCTTGTGGCAAAGAGCAAAATATTGCTCGTTAATAATAAGCATGGCGGAGTTTCTAAAGAAAACTCCTAAGTAGAAGTTTTAAAAACATATATAAAATATCTAAGATTAGTAAAGATAATTACAGATGATAACTAATATAAGGATTAAACAATGATCAAAGAGACTTTCAGAAGAATAGAATACAGTGATGAAACTAAGTTTCTTAAGACAGATAATAGAATAGAATTAAAAGAATACTCAGAGGACTTAATTTTCTTAGCTAACTATAACAGTAGTTTAGAAGCTAACTTTTCAGAAGGAGTAGCTACTCCAGTAACTACAGGTTCACCTGAAAATGCCGATTTTGATTCATTTGGATTAACTCAGCATGCAAATTTAAAAGGTTCTTTAACGTATGAGTATACAGGATTTACTTCTCTTAATGAAGAGGGAAGAATCTCATTTAGACTTAGTTCAGGATTTGATAATGTATATGGAGAACAAATATTTAAAAACGAAGATCCGTTAACAGTAGTAGAAACTACTGTTTATGGATTTAAATTATACCTTGATGGAGTATTTCAAGCAAATTTATCAATTTCTTTAGACTCTGGAGCAACTAAGATAGATGTATTTAATGCGTTTACTACAGAAGTTGCTTCTTACGCAAACGTAGCATATGATAACTTAAAAATAAAGATGGTATCTTTAGCACTAGCTCAATTAGTTAATATAGAAGAACCAGATACAGGAGAATCATTAATTACATTAATGGGTGGAGTAGAAACTCCAGTAGTTCCAAATGGTCCAAGTGCAAATATAGATTTTCTTAAACTTAAACCAGCAGCAAATTTAAATAACACAATAATATTAACACATACTACAGATAGTCATATATTAATAAAAATGTATAATTCTACTGGAACATTAATAGTAGATGAAGATGCTGGAATATGGTCAAATACATCAGCAGTATATAATTCATTTGAACTATCTTGGAATGAAAGTATAGGGCAATTATTTATAGGTGGAATTTTAAAACATCTATTCTTAACAGGATTCACTAGAGAAGGATCTGTAACTGATTTAGTTATTCAAGGTATTGATACAACTGATTATCATAAGATTGATGAAGTGATATTAAAAAATACTTTTGGAAACACTAAAAATTATACCCCAACAACTATTCCATTAACACCATACAGTGCTGAAAATCCATATGTAGATATTTTCTTTGGTGATGGATTTAAGGAAAATGAGGTAACTGATTTAACTATCAATTCTTCTGTTGGTACAAACTTCATTGTTAAAATAGGACATACTTGGTATTATTATTTTTCAAGTGCTTGGAGAGCAAGCGATGGTACATTTGCTCAATCAACATCAACTGATATATTTGAAACTCAATTTTCAAGTTTATTTTTTAACGAGAACTATGATTTAGATGTAAGAGTATTTTTTCATACGGATGGAATTGAAACTGTATGGATTGATGAATTTTCTATTATAACAGAAGCCGGTAATGAAGCAGCAGCTTACATTACAGGAACAGTAGCTATTACAGGAACAGTAGATTTATCTACTAATAGTTCTGTAGAAATTACAACTAACCTTGGAAATGTAACTGTAGATTTAGCAAGTTCTGCTGTTGATTCTTCTGTTACGACTCTTGCAGAAATTAAACAAGCAATTGATGATGCTGCTGTTCCGGGGTTAGCTTCAGCTTCTGATGATGGAGATGGACATTTAGTTTTATTAAGTTCAAGCACAGGAAATGATGCAATAGTTGCAATAGATCATTCTGCTTTAAATGATGTTTTAGATTTAGTTTGGGATACTGAAGGATCTACTGATCTTGGAGAAGACACAGAGATAGTAAGTGAATTTTCAGATTATGGAGTTTTATATAATTGGGTAAGAAGTTCTTTAGGAGCACCTTTAGTTCCTGTAGAGTTAACTGATGAGCAGTTAGATAATTGCATTGCTTCTGCTGTATATCATTATAATAAATGGAGAAACTTTAGCGAGAATGTAGAAAAAACAACTCTAACGGGATCTTCAGATTCCGGATATGAAATTCCTGCAATAACAGGTGGAGTAGACAATATTACAGATATTATTTTATCTCCAAGATATCCAACCTCATATTATAATGGAAGATCGGAATTAATGTCAAATCTTTATATTCAAGCTATTTATGATAGTTCCGGAATTATGGCAAATGCTGCTGATTATCATATAGCATTAGTTGCATCTAAAGATCTTAATATGATCTTAAATACAGGGATTACTTGGGAATTTATAGATAATAAATTATTTTTATATCCAACTCCTCCTCCTTCATTAATGGTAGGAATTAAATACAAAGCACCTTTATCACTAAGTGAGATAGTTAATAGTCAATCAATAAAAGATTTTACATTAGCAGAAGCAAAAATTGCTCTTGGAAGCATTAGAAGCACTTTTGGGAATGCTATACCTGGAGGTGACGGAATGTTACAGCTCAACGGTGGTGAGTTAAAGCAAGAAGGCAAACAAGAGAAAACAGATTTACTTGCATCTTGGAAATCAAGCACAAATTGTTACGAGTTCTTGATTGGGTAAATGATGAAAAGAAAAAAAAGGACTACTGAACAGTTTATAGAAGAATCTATTATAGTTCATAATAATAAATATGATTATTCTAAAGTTAATCTTATTAACATGTCTAGTAAAGTAGAAATAATTCATCCTACTCGTGGTTCTTTCTGGCAAACTCCTAGAAATCATCTACAAGGATTTAATCATAAGTTTAATAAAACTACTGAACAATTTATTAAGGACGCAAAAAATATACATGGTAATGAATATGATTATTCAAAAGTTGATTATATTAAAGCAATTGAAAAAGTAGAAATAATTTGCCTCAGTCACGGAAGTTTTTTTAAAACTCCAAACAATCATCTAAGCAAAAAGCAAGGTTGCCCTTTTTGTAAAAATATTTCTAAGGGAGAGTTACAGATAAGAAAATATTTAAATAATAATAATATAAAGTTTATTGAACAAAAAACTTTTCCAAGATGTAAGTATAAGCAAGTATTACACTTTGATTTTTATTTGCCAATAAAGAATACATGTATAGAATATGATGGAAGGCAACACTTTATTCCTATAGAAAGATTTGGAGGAGAAAAAGAATTTAAAAAAAATCAATTGAGAGATAATATAAAAGATGATTACTGTAAAGAAAATAATATTAATTTATTAAGAATACCATATACAGAATTTAATAAAATAGATGATATTTTACAGGATAGGATAAATGATGAATATAGAAATTTTATTAGAAGACTTTAAAATAGAAATAGTTGAAGCAAAAGTAACTCCTAAAAACTTGAAGAAATGGAACTTAGAACAAATTAAAAGGTTTAGAGAGTTTTTAGAAGATAATAAAAAATCTTTAGTAAGTACTAAATTAGATGATAATATGAGTTTATTGATGAAGTATGCTGAATGGTTTAGAGCATACAAGAATGATAAAGGACATATTCCTTCCTATGAATCAAATCCAACATTAAAATGGCTTAAAAAATATAAAACAAAGAGAAAGAATAATTCTTAATGTAAAGATATAGTATAAACATACGAGGAAATAAAATGAAAAGTTTTAAAGAATATATAGAATTGAAAGAAGAAGTAGATTACGCAGAGCAGATTCTTAATGAAGATCCGTTTATATTAGCTGGAACAATTTTAGGATATGCAGGAGCTGGTCTCCTTGTTGGATGGGCAGGAGCCCTTATAATTACTGGATATACCAAATTAGCGACTAAGTTTGTAGTAGGAGTTAAAAAAGCTTACAGTAGATTTATAAAAAAAGAAAAGTCTAGTAGTGAAATAGTTAAATCTATAAAAGATTTAAGAGTTGATTCTAAAGTTCAAATACAAAAGAACAAGATGAAAGAAGAAGAGAATAAATATGTTGATGAATTCAAAGATGTATATGCTGCGATTAAGAAGAAGGATGCTGGAGTAGCAGGTGTTAAAATAAAAGAACTAAAACTTGATAAGAAACTCATAAATAGAATGGTGATTTTAGAAACCACAAAAACATTTGGAGAACCTCCACTTCATTACGGTAATACGGGGAATGATGCTTATTTATTCGTTAAGAAAGTGTTAGGGATCAAAGTAGCTCAAGCAGCTTCTTTTGTAGTAAAGAAAGCGTTTGAGTCAAAAGGAGCTGAGTTAGTTAAAGATGTCGAAAAAGACGACTAAACAATTTATAATAGAGTCTCAAAATATTTTTGATAAATATGATTATTCTGAAGTTGATTACATTAACAACAAAACAAAGGTAGAAATAGTATGTAAAAAACATGGAAGTTTCTGGAAAACTCCTAATCATCACTTGAAAGGGCAAGGGTGTCCTGAATGTTCTAGTACTAAAAAGACACTCGGAAGATTTATATCAGAATCTAATAAAGTTCATAATTATAAATATATATACTCTAAAAGTATATATAAAAATGCTTTATCTAAAATAGAAATAATATGTCCAAAACACGGTAGCTTTTTTCAAAGAACAGAAGCTCATTTGAGAGGGCAAGGATGTTCAAAATGTAATTTTGAATCTCAAAACAAAACTACAAAAGAATTTATAGTAGATGCGATTAAGGTTCACGGAAATAAATATGATTATTCAAAAGTTAACTATAAGAATAATTATACAAAAGTGAAAATAGTATGTAAAAAGCATGGTTGCTTTTTACAGATTTCTAATAGCCATCTAAATGGAAGAGGTTGTCCAAATTGTAATACATCTAAAGGAGAGTTGAAAATTAAAAAATATTTAGATAGTTATAACATAAACTATATTCAGCAAAAGACATTTAAAGATTGTAAATATAAAAGATTTTTAAAATTTGATTTCTACTTACCTGAAGAGAATGTTTGTATTGAGTATGATGGGATACAACATTTTCAACCTATAAAATATTTTGGTGGAGAAAAGGCTTTTAATAAAACAAAAATTAGAGATAATATTAAAAATAACTATTGTAATGAGAAGAATATACAATTAATAAGAATAAAATATAATCAAAGAAAAATAGGAGATAAGATATGGCTTTAGTAGTGCCAGATAGTGGCGAAGTAGAAATGTTAAAGAGAATTTTAAATGTAACAATAGCAGATCCAGATGTTGTTCTTAGGTTATATACAAATGATTATACCCCAATAGAAACATCAGTAGTTGGATCTTTTACTGATGCAACAGGTGCTGGATATGCTCCTGTAACAATGACACCTGCAACTTGGACTATTTCTGGAGATCCAACAGAAGCAATATATTCTGAAATAGAACTTGCTTTTACAGCAGCTGAACCTACAATTTATGGATATTTTCTAACAAATACAGCTGACAATACATTATTATGGGCAGAAAGATTTGTTGATGGCCCTTATGTAATACCAGCAGGTGGTGGATCAGTTTTTATCACTCCCAAAATTCAATTAGCATAATCAACAAATTGCTTTTAATGTTAGGGTAGGAATTAGTTCCTGCCTTTTTTTGTGCGTAAAGATAATTATAACGATAGGAGAATATTAAATGCAGTTTTCTGATGAAACACAACAATGGGTAGATTACCTATCTAAATCTTATATGAACTATGCCGGAGAACCAATTAAAGTATTTAGATTAGATAAAGCAGTTACAGAGTTAGATGAGTTATATGGTGAAAGCAAAGTAGGAAGAATTTACTTACCTCCTTTTGATATAAAATCTATTTATGATAATAATAAATGGGTTGGTTTTTTAGATGCTGGAGGATATTCTGAAAAAGAGGAAACACTTACTATGTTTGTAAACTTTAATGAGATGGTTGCAAAACAAATGGATTTAAAGAAACAGCATGTAGTAGATTTATATGTTTCATATTCTGGTCTTGGAGTTCCTTCTATAGATAAAGTAGATAATATATTAACTTTATATATAAATAGTATTTCTGTTTTTGAGTTTGATTTAACTGATAGTTTATATTCTACAACCAAAAAATTAGCAACACAGATTAGTTCAAAAGATAATTGGACAAGCAGAATTAAAGGTAAGAATGATTTAAGTATTCATTTAATTAACTTCAGTAAAATATCTTTTGTTCAAAGAGAAACTATGATCTATTCAATGGATCAAACATATAACAATATCACAGATGTAATTGAATTAGGTGATGTTATAATGACAGGTAGATATAGATTATATGAAGTAACAGATGCTAGACCAGCAGGAGATTTTGGCTGGGAATATGCATTATGGCAATTAGGTTTAGAAATTTCGTCAGTTGATAGACTTCAACTTCCCGGAAATTATATAGAACAGATAAAAGCTAACACACACGGCTTGACAAAAATAAATATGGAGTAGTAGAATGAAATTAGATAACTTACTAAATGAAGTTTCAAAAGAAATAACAGGACTATATACGATCATCGTTAAAGATGGTAATACATCAAAACGATTTACGTTTCAAAGTCATAAGATTGGTTCTTTAAAGAAAGAACTTAATAAAAATTATGGATCTAAAATAGTAACAAAGATAGCATCTGCTATTAAGAAAGCTGAATCAAAAGGAACATTAAAGTATTTTGCTAAAGATGATTCTGTAGATTTTGAAGTATCTGGAGAAAAAGTAAAATCAGTATTCAAAGAAACAAGTGATCTTGCAGAAGAAAATATTGAAATTAAAAATTATGATGCATAATGAATATTCACAATGTACTAGCAGAATATGAAGATGCAATCATAGAAAAACTAAAAAAACTTCTAGTGATAATAGAAAAAAGTGATGCTGTAAAATCTGCAAGACTAACTGATAGAGAATTACATATAGAGTTTATTGAGCCTGTAGATATTGAAGGGCAAGATGTAGTTAATACTTTCATTCGTGGAGGAGCTATTAAGAAAACAGCAAGTAAAGATAATATAGATGATCAATATTTTGAGATACCGGCAATTGGAGATTTTTAATGCCTAATTTAGTAGAACATTTTTTATTCAAGGAACAGTCAATCGCTGTGAAGAAATTCTTAGTAGACTCTCTTTGGTTAACACGATATCCAGCAGAATTAAATGTTGCTGTTTTTTATTCAACTCCAGAAAGGGCATTTTCTAAGTTAATAGCTCCAATTATTAACTCAAGTAATTTATACCCTACTGTTTCAGTTGTATTACAGAACATGGCACCAGCACCTAATCAAACACCCGGAGGTTATTTTAAAAAGTATATACAGTCAGAAAGTAATGAGAATGTTTTTGAAGAGCATTTTCACCCTTTAGTATATGAATTAACATTTAGAGCGACAATGTGGACTTCGTTACAGTCGGATATGGATATATTATTATATCAGGCAATGGTAGCAGCACCACAAAATAAAAAGTATGCAACTACTGTCGATGGGCAGTGGTTAGAAATAGAAGTAAGAACACCGCAATCAGAAAGCACTTTAGATCCTGGAGATGCTAGAGATGTATCGTTACGATACGGATTTGACATCGTAGTTCCTAGAGCGTATCTGCCACTTAATTTTGAAGAATATTATGGTAGAATTAATGAGATTGATTTCCAATACGACGTATAGGGAAGGAGTTCTTAAAATGTACAAAATATTCAATAAAACTTACCAGCCAATAAGACTGGTAGGTAGAACAATATTGAAAAGAGATTTTATTTTAGTAAATATAGTAACTAATCAAATAAAGAACTTAGAAGATAAAGGTTTGTTATTTATTAAAAAAATAAGATAGTAAAGGTAATTATAGATAATTTTTATGGAGGAAATTAATAATGGCTAAATCACCAAGTATTTCAATTTTAGAACGTGACATGTCAGCTTATACAGTAACTTCTTCCGATACAGTGCTTGCGATAGTTGGATATGCTACCAAAGGCCCAATCGGAGTCCCTACTTTAGTTGAATCACGATCTAATTTTAACGATCAGTTTGGAACATCAGTTATTGGCTCACCTTATGCCGCCTTAGCAGCATATAGAGCTTTTAATCAAGGTAACAAAATAATTTTTTATAGAGTGGCAAAAGTGGCAACTACAAAAGATGTAGTAGCAGATCCTTATGGAGCAATCGAAGCAGAAGTAATAGTTAAAAATATTGCACCAGCAACTTCAGCAACTATGGGATTAGATCTCGGAGCGGCTGTAATTGATCCAGTAACAAACGCAGAAACTTATAGTGTAATAATCACAATTGACGGTGGAACACCAGTAGAAGCAATAGTAACTGCATCAGGTACAACTATGGCAGTAGCAGATGTAAGAACTGCAATTAACACAGCTTTAACAACTGAAGGTTCTGGAGCCACAGCAGTTTTAGATACAGATATAATTACAATTACATCTGGAACTCTTGGAGCAACTGGAACTGTATTAATCGCATCTGGCGGAACAATCGCAGATAACGATTTAATCGGAATTGGTGGAACTTCACCTGTAGTCGCAACAGTAGCAGCAGCAGCAGGAACAGATAATGGAAGTGTAACTGATAACGTTCAGATTATTGCACTTGAAAAAGGAACTTCAACAAACCTTATTTCAGTAGTTAAATCTACAAGATCAAACCCTGTTACAAACGCAGACGTTTATAAGATTGAAGTATTCTTCGACGGAATTATAAAAGAAACTTTCGATGATGTTTCTCTAACACTAGCGGATACTAACTATTTCGCAACTGTTATTAACGCAACTCATGACAATGGAGGATCTGCATTAATCAACGTTAGACTTGGTGAAGTAGCAGACGCGCTTACAGCAATTTTTCAGGATGGAACTTATCCTCTTGGAGCAGGACTTGATGTTTTCGCATCGGGAGATGTTGAAGACTACGAAACAGCAATTTTTGATGAATATGATCACGTAGTTGGTAGAGATGGATTTGATTCAACAGATTCAGCACTAGTAGCAACAGCAAATCAGGCATTATTTACAACAGCATTATCAACAACTGGCGAGTTAGGAAATATGGAAGCTTATGATTACCATATTCTTATTACACCTGATATGCCTGAAGAAGCAGTTCAAAACGCAGCTATTGTATTAGCAGAATTTAGAGAAGATTTTGTTTATATTTCTGATTCACCTATGGGATTACTTTATGATGAAGTAATTGAATGGCATAATGGAACAGGAGCGCATGGAAGAACAACAGCACTTGATAGTTCTTACTCAATTCTTTACTGGAGTTGGTTAAAAGATTACAACTCAGACACAAAAGAATATGTTTGGTGTCCACCTTCTGTATTTATTGCAGAAAAATTAATGGAAGTTGATAGACTTTATGGCCCTTGGGCTGCACCAGCAGGAGACTTAAGAGGGAAAATAACAGCGGCAGATTATGAATTCTCACCTTCTTTTGCACAGAGAGAAATGTTATATGGTGACTTTAATGCAGTTAACCCAATAGTTAATTTTGTATCTAAAGGTCTTGAAATTTATGGACAAAAAACTCTTGTTAGAGATAATTCTTCATTAAATAGAGTAAACGTTAGAAGAATGATTATCTTCGCTAAGAAGTTAATCAAAAAAGCTCTTGAGTCAATTATCTTCGAACCACATAATCCTGATTCATGGAGAAAAGCATCTAACTTAGTTACTTCAATCCTTGAACCAATTAGACAAGCAAACGGTATTGATCAGTATAGCGTTGTAGTTGACGACACTACAAATACTCCTGATGTTATTGCACAGAATATTATGAAAGGAACAATTAAAATTATTCCTATGAACACAATTGAAATTATTGAAATTACAATGCAAGTTCACAAATCTGGAGCTTCTTTAGACGAATAATCTAAAGGACTATTATAGCAAAAAAAAGACACTCAATTGAGTGTCTTTTTTTATTTAAAGTTTTTTTACCAAGTCTTAGGACTTGCGTTGTCTTGGATATTAACTTGAAATCCAATTTTGGATTCAAGAGTATCTAAAACTAGAATATTAGCACTTTTTTTGTCGCCTTTTGCGTCTGCAATACTTACTTTAAAACCATCTTTTACGTTAGCGGGTTCATCTAATTCGATTACTACTTGATTAGCCATGATTTATCTCCTCATCTGTATAAAATTCATTTTCGTCTATACTTATCTTTTCATTTAGCAAAAAGTAATAAATATCAATAGCTGATTCATTATTATTTCTAACTTCATCTATAATAAGATTATACATATCATCTATAATTCCACACTTTAAATCTGTTCCAAAATCTTCTTCTGGGAAGTATTCTTCGCAAAGATGCAATAATTTAGTACTGTGAGCATCTGTTAATGCTTCTTCTACGTCATTTAATACTTCAGTTAATTCCATTTATTCTCCTATTCATTAAACCATTCTGCTAGTTTAAAAATTAAAACAATTGAAATTGCTGTAACTCCAACTGCAACATGAGGATATAATCCAGCTAAGTATATAATACCTAGCGTTAAAACACTTCCTATTATAAACTTACCCATATAGTAGTACCTCATTTTCTTCAATATTAACTTCACAAGCTCCAGAAAGGAACAATTCCTCAAAGCATTCTTCACATAAAGTTTCTTTATTCTCTCCTACATAACTATTATCATCTGGTATTACATCTCTACATCTGCTACATAACATTCTTCCAGAAATATAATCTCCCATATCTGTATTGCTTTCTATTAATGATTTCAATCCGTTTACATAATAATATAAAGATCCTTCATTGATCTTACCATTACATATAGAATATAGCCCTGATTTTTTATTGTCTACTTTCTTTAATTTTACTTTCTTATCTTCATAATAGAAATTAGATTCATCTTGATATATATAGACACTTTCATCTTCTGTATTATACATAATGCCGATTGGATGTTTACTTTTCCAATTATTGCTTTCAAATTTTAAAATTTTATTGAAGATTATGTCTAATATATTGTTTTCCAATAGACCTCCTGGATACGATCTAACAGAGAATATCGTATCCATCTCTGTTATTATTCCCCAAGTCCTTGCAATAATTTTTTCTGCTTTTATTCCTTGATACTCTTTTTTAGATCCATCTGTTATATAAATTAGTAATCTGTTAGGGTCATTTATAAGTCCAGGAAATCCAGTCCAGAAACATCCTTCATCTTTAGTTTCTAAATCTAAGCAAGAAGTCCAAGTTTCAGTAGTAGCACTTAAAAACCAGTCGGAAAAATTCAGCGAGATTACCACTCTCAGTTTTTTATTAGGCATTTTATAAACACCAATTTTTTCTGTAATTTCTTTAAATGTTTTGTCAAATATTAAATCAAAATCATCTTTGTTATAAATATCCGGATAGTTAGACTGTAAAAATGAATAAGAATACTTATTGTTTTCTTTGTATAATTTCTTGATAGCCTTAAATAACTTAGTTTCATTCTTATTTATTGTAATCTTGTTTCTATTGAAGTTATCATAAGTAACTTTTAGATCGTCATACATAAACAATTCAGAAAAATATTCCTGAAAGAGAATCCAGCCGTTATCTAGTTTAGAGTAGTTTTCTTCATCAAGGTCAATGGACATCCTTAAATCATCATCAAGTAATTCTTTTAACTTGGGATCAATAAATCTTTCATTATCCGCATTGAACAATTTACTCTTAAACTCTGTAACGCTTTCTTCTGTAAGGTTAAAGTGATTTTCTACTAAAGTTGAAATAATTTTATTATTATTAAAATCAACTTCTGTCATCATTCCTCCTAATTTTTTAGTGTCCCCAAAATAAAAAAAGTGTAGCAAAAAAAATAATTGTTCACAAGTTTGAAGGGGGATAAACAAACTGATCTTTTGAACAATCGCAGCTACACTAAAATTATTATATTATGTTATGAATAGTTTTCTCTTGCCCATTTGTCAAGCAATATTATGTCTGCTTGCATTGCAACAAGATCATCTTCATGGACAACAATAGTCCAATTATATCCTTTTGAATTTTTAGTTACTTCCATTTTATATTTACTAGCGGCAGGAATTAATTCTCCGCCTTCCTTTACTGCTATTTTTTCCATAATTTCTCCTTATATTATTATACCAAATTATTCTTTTTTTGTCAAGCAAAAAGATCTATAATAACTCCTGTCTGTTGCATACCTACCTTTTCGGTAATCTTCTCTCCATCTTTATAGAATACTATAGTTGGTATTGAACTTATTCCAAATAACTGAGCCAATTCACTTTCTTTCTCTACATCTATCTTAACAACTTTAATGTCGGTAGTATTCTCTATATTTTCCAAAATTGGTTCCATCATCTTGCATGGCTGACACCAATCAGCATAAAAATCAAAGATTACTTTGTTGTTTGCTCTTATCGTTGCGTCTATGTCTATCATTGTTATCTCCTTTATATTTCTTAAAGAAAAACATCAAGAAAAAACCAATACCAAATAGCATAAAATAAATAATACTAACTACAAACATAACTACTACAGGGCCCCACCAAATAGATGTTACTATTATTATCCAATGTAGAGAGATAATATTAAAAAATTTTAATATAGTTAATAATGATATTGTTAATATTGAAACTGTTACCATTATCTTATTAGCTAGTTTTTGAGTTAATTCTTTTCTCATCTTCCTTTCCCATATCATCTAAGAATTTTCCTGTAATAGAATCTTTAACTATTGCTGCATTAGCTATTCCAATAGAATCTAATACTTTATAATACATAAGAATGGTTCCATCATCCATACTTCTCACATCAGTTACTTTCCATTGTTTTCCATAAATAGAAATATTCTTATCTATATATGTCTTATAAAATTTTAAATTATACTTCAATCTTCTTTACCGTTTTAATACTGATAACTTCTGCTTGATCTATATATGTTATTTCTTGTCCGTTCTTTGTCATATACTCTTCACTGAGCTTTTCATAAGCTCTCAGGTTTCTCTCGTATGATCCTTGAACTCTTAACTGATTTTTCTCAAGATCAAACTCAGGACTTATTATTTGTCTAAATGCGATTGTTTCATTCGCAATAACTTCAATAATTGTCCTTTCCCCGCTCTCCATAAAATCACCGAATACAAAATTATCCTCTGGATATTCGCTTGATAGATGTTCATACATTGCCTCTACTATTTCTTTATTACCGATTTCTTCGATATAGATTTCTTTACAGGGTTTTTCTTCACTAATGCTTTTTTCTTTACTGGTGCCTTTTTCTGTGTCTGACATTTTTCTTCTCCCTCTTCCTTTTTTTTCCATTTTATTTCTTTTACTTTTGTTAAGTTTGGCTTGTTGTCCTTAAAGTCTTTCACACTCCATTCTTCTTTCTGGGTTACACCAGATTTGAAGTAGTGAGTTACAGAAAACCCCTTAGTTACTTTCTTTACTTCTACAAATGTTTCCGGATTTTGAAATCTCGGCTTGCACTTATACGTTCCTTCCATTAATATAAATCCTTTATTTTATCGTCATAGATAGTATCACTAAATGTATCGTTCTGTCTTTTCATTGGTTTTGTGTTGAGAACCTAGGTGAGACTCGAACTCACCAATCGGATTTTGGAGATCTGATTCCGCCCTGCGGCTAAGTTATGAAATATTTCGCCTTTACTTTTTTGACTCCCCTCGGAGTCGAACCGAGACATAAATTGCGTCTAAAACAACCTCCTCTGCCAATTGGGATAGGGAGCCATGAAATACGGATAGTGGGGATCGAACCCACGGTGTTTACCATCTAGGGTATAGGATTTTAAATCCTATGCGTTTCAACCATCTTCGCCATATCCGCAAAAATATGAATATCCAAACCATATGATATTCAGTCAATGTTTTCGCATTGAATTTTTCGTACTAAACCATCTACTCTACTAAAGCTTGATTATTAGGTACTTTCCTGGGTCTTAGATTCCGGAAGCGGGCAGAAGAGGTGTCGATCCCCTACGCTTTCACGCATACGAATTTTCAAGATTCGGTGTCAGTAGCCGCTGACATTCTGCCCAAAATAAAATACGGGATAGTAGGATTCCGACTCCTATGCAATTTATATGCACGTTCTGTTTAGCAAACAGACCCAGTTCCTTACCAGTTACTTATCCCAGAATAAAAAAACCCCTCAACAATCGTTAAAGGGGTGTAATTAACAAATTGCGGTGCTATCTCATGTGTTTAACCATGATGAGGATAATAAACTGAGTGATAGTACCAAATTCTTTTTCATAATATTAACTTACCCTTTCCTAAAAAAACTAATTTATACATATTGCATTGATTTTCATCAATGATTCATTTGTCTCTTCTGTTTCGATTTGGTCATTAAATTCTTCCATGTCGCTTTCACAGTAATACTCTTTATCAAGTTCATTATAGTGACCAGCTGAAGGGTCAAACCAAACTTTATTAAAAGAATTTCCTTCATCATCAATACTATATACGACTTCTAAATCACCATGATCTTTTAATGCTTCTTGCAGCACCTCTATGTATTTTGACAATTGCATTTTACATCCTTCACCAATTTATATTTATCCATACTAAATGTCATTGCTTTCATAAAACTAATCCAAATATTAAAATGGTCATCAACACTAGCTTCACCATTTAAACCAATCTCTAATTTAATCGGGACATCTAAATCACCATCTTCTGGGACATATTCAAATTTTACCATCTTTCCCCTCTTATATAATTATACAATATTATTCTTTTTTTGTCAAGTTTTTACTCTTTAGTGATTTCCTTAACTCTATTATATAGTAAGGTATGTTTAGAGTCAAACTCAATATCATCATGAAAATGTCCGAAATACCAGTGCTGATAATCAACAGTTTCTTCCAGAGTCTCAAGGAACCCTTGGAGGAGAGTTGGATTGTCATATTTCGCAAAATCAAATAAATTGTATATTCTCTGAGAACAATCATGAGTTATTATTAAATCCACCTTATTGTCATGTTTTTCTAAATTATTTAAGCAGTTAGAATACTCTGCTGTATTGGGTGCTTCTTGACTCCACCATGAAATGAACTCTGTTCTTCTTGCTTTGTCGATAGATTTTCCACCACCCATAGTAAGAATTTTTAATCCATTGATAGTATATATTTCACCCCTTTTGAGGTGATAGATGCTGCCGTTTAATTTCCCAACAACTCCACCAAACATTTCCATTTCTGGAAGTTTTTCTATTCTGTCAAAGTTACAATTACCAGAAAAATTAACCTTACCATTATTCCTAACTATTAATGTTCCTAATGGCATTTTGTAACAATAAGCATAATCACTATATTCTTCTTTTGTTATTTTTATATAATGATCTCTCCTTAAATTTTCATCCTTACAAATTCTATTTCTAAAAGCTGGTTTTGCATTTTCAAAACCAGATGTGTTAAAAACTTCACCATTGTGCTTGAAGACTATTTTATTTTTCAAGCACATCTCTTGAACAATATCTGTGTCATTTTTAGATGTTGTGTTCCAAACAATAGAATTACTATATCTATGTCCATCTGTTACTTCAAGAGTATCTAAAAAAGTATTTACTTGATGCTCATTAAAAAAACTCCAGTCTTTTGGAATTTCCTTTATTCCATCTAATAAACTAAAAATTTTTCTAGCAGTATCACTATATATTCTAATGTAAGAAGGAGTTAATTTATTTACTCCTGACTTTTTTGCTTCTTTTAAAGTAAAAGGTAAATCCATTTCTGTTAATAATTTAGAAAGCTCTTTTATTTTTCTATCTTTAGAAAGATGAAATTGAACTGTCATTTTTTTTGAATTAGGATTCTTCATTGAAAAATCAACGATAGTAGCATCCATAATAACCCAAGTTAGTAGTTTAATCCAATTATCTGATAAGTCTACATTTTCATTATGAATGTAGTTACCAGTTAACAGTAAAGAACTTTCTTTAATCTTTTCTCCCAATAAATCAATAGCTTTTACTTTTTTATTGTCTATAATCATATCATGTTTTTCGGATACAATTAACGATATATTATCTCCTTGAAAATTTATCATATTATCTTTAATTTCTTTTATATCTTCCTCTGGATAATCAAAAGAAATTTCTTTTGTATCTATATCAAACTGAGCAACTTTTACTTTTATCTTATTATCTATTAAATAAGAAAATAACTGCCACCCGCTTTCAGTTAAAACTTCAGTATCTTTTTTAAAGCAATGGTTTCCGTCAACAAAAAGTGTAGTCCAAGGTTTATCTATAAACCACTTATGCCAATTTAATTCTGTTTTACCTGATTTATTTACATCCCAAATAAATCCAAAATCTCCAGCAATTATTACATAGTCATTTTTAGTTAATTCTTTTCCTTCTGGGAATTTTCTTGAAGTAAGTTTGTCGAGATCTCCTACTTGTCCACCGTGAGTGTCGCTAACCTGCCACGAATACTCTTCCGCTTTTCTTGTTACCAGATGATCTCATGACTTTACTCCTTAGATATAGTATATAATTTATCTCTTAAGACAGATACTATCATCACTTTTATACATATAATCAGCAAAAAGTTTTATTATTCCTTTATATAATTTTTATATTTTTCTGGGATACCTTTGAATTGACTCCAAGCCAAAACTCTCCAGTTGTGACTATAATCACTTAAAGGTGGTTCAGTCAATAACTTCAATATCTTTTTTGTAGGAAAACACTTAACAGGTCCGGAACTTTCATCGATAGTTTTTACCATTACCTCACCGTTCTTTTTAGAATATCTCCAAAGATGAACAACAGCATAAACAATTATTTCTTGAGACAATCCATCCTTATCAGTTATAGTTCTTTCAACTGCCATATAACTTACACCAAACTTAAATGAATGACTTAGTATTTTAAAAGATACTTGCTCGTCTTTTCCATTTTTGAAAGACCCATTATAACTTTTTTCTAATGTTTCTTTAATAGAGCGTAAATCTCCATCACAATATGTTCCATACCATCCCATAATATCCCCCAATAAAAGTAGTGGGAATCCCACCCACTTAAAGTTCTCTCCTGTTTGAGTGGTCAGGGCAACTAATAAGCGTATCCACTTTATCTCTTAATTAATTATACAACATTATTCTTTTTTTGTCAAGTTTTGTCTGTAATTGATGTAGTGCGTGTAACCGGATTTGTATTTAATTGTTCTCCGTCAATGTATATATATCCACTTGTTGAATAATAAGGAGGTTCCCAAAAAGGAGATGTCCAAGGAGCAGTTAATCTTTGTGGTGTTAAATAAGGAGTAGTGTCCCAAGGAACATAAATGTATTTTATTTCATCTTCCTTATATCCTAAAAGATCAGCTACGTTATCATATAACTTCTCAGCATCTTCTTTTGAAATACTAACCTCGGTATCTCCAAACTTTAATTTAATTGTCTGTTCAATTTTTATTTCCATAATTATCTCCTAATAGTTAATTATTATTAATTCATTTTTCTTTCGTGTAGTCTTATTTCCAACATCATCTTGTTTGAATGTCATGAAATATCTATACTCTTGATCTATGATTTTGAAATCCTTAAATCTCTCTCTAATTTCTTCATTATCATTATAAGTTATCATCCATTTAGCAGGATTAATTTTAACGACTTCAGAAAATCGGTCATGATCAAATCCTTGATGCATCTCTCCCATTTTTCCGTAAAGAGTATTTTTTTTCTCTCCCAAATCGTATGGAGGGTCCAGAAAAATAAAATCGTTCTCTACAGAGTCGCTAATGAACGTTTCGTAGTCATAATTGAAGATTTTCCAAGTTTTCATAAATGAATTTATAATTGAAAGTTTCTGAATATTTCCAATATTAAACTTTTTTTTGTAGTTATCTTTGGATAAAGATCCATGTTCCGTTAGCCCTGAAAAGGCAATCTTGTTTAATGTAAAATAAGCTGCTGCTCTTATTAGATCATCTTCTGGATCAAATGTATTAGGAGTGTTGTATAAAAGATATTCTTGCTCTTTTAACAAACTCTTACCTCTTTCTAAATCTTCTGGGTCAGCGTGTTCTCTAATCCATATCAGTTTCTCCATTAGCTCTTCTGGATATTTATGTAATGTTTTCCAGAAATTAACTAATACTTCATTAAGATCATTTACAAAAACATTCTTTTCAGGATACATCTGCGACACCCATAGAGGAATACTTCCACCACCAATAAATGCATCATAAAAATCTCCAGAAAATTCTGGGAATAATGGTGATAATATATTCTTCACCATTTTAGATTTTCCCCCAACAAATGAAATTGGAACTACAGATTTAATTTTCAATTTTTACTCCTATTTGTATCTTACAATATTATTCTTTTTCTGTCAAGTTTTTCTCTGCTTTTTTTTGGAAATACAATTCATATATTTTCTCTGTTAAATATCCTTCTTCTTGAAAAAATATCTCATCATAATGATGAAATAGAAAATCGTTTATATCATCTTGACTTTCAAACTTGTCCATCTCTTCTAATGGAAAAGAAACTGTATATATATTTTCTGTGTTATGTTTCATTAATTTTGAATTAAAGTAGGCAGGTGTTAATAAAAACATTTCAATCGGTTCTTTCATTCTATATATATGATACAGCATAAAAAAAAGCTCCTGCTTATAACAGGAGCCAAATATATAATGAGAGAATGATCTGGTTCTAAGTTACTGGTTCATACCTTTCTGAGTTTAATACTTCTAACATAAGTTCTTCTGGAGTGACAGCAATTGTGTTTATTGCATACTTCAAGATTGAAGGAGAACATCCACTTACAAGAAAAGTTCCTTGTTCATCTTTAGTAACTGGTGTGTCAGCCGAAGCATTTACATTCCAGAAAACTAATTCAGGCATATCGTAACCATATGACTTATACTTTTCTTTAATTGCGTCAAAATTAGTTACAGGATTTCGTAATCCATATCCCCAAATTCCGCCTGCTGTTGCCTGATTAAATTGCATATCACTGATAATATATACTTTCTTAATCATTTCATCAGGTGAAACTTTTCTGTCTCTTGCTGTTTTAAGCAAAACTTCAAACACTGCCTGAATGTTTGTGCTCATTCCCCAATCAGCTCGGCTAAGGTTATTGTATTTTTCAACAATATTATTACCCTGTATCTTCTGCATAACTGGCTTCTCAGAGAAAGTCATAAAGTAATCCTTGAAAGGGCCAATTATTCTTTCTGCAAAGTAAATTCCTAAAGAAACAGAAACATCAATAGGTGCAACATCACTATGCCCAGACATCATACTTCCTGAAGTATCTACAACACAAAGAGAATTTTCTGGCTCTTCCATATAGTTAGGTAATGCGTTCCAAATTACATCAAGAGCATTTATTTCCTGAGTTCCTCTTACAGTTTTAACATTTTTAACAATCTGGTATGGATACAAAGTTCCAGCATTGATTGTTTCTTCTCCAGATGCAACCTTTTCAATAAATGCGTTGTATCTTGCTTCGCTGTGTTTTCTAAATGCCTTTGAATATATTCTTGTTGCCTGTGAAGGAATAACAGAATAATCAATAGCATCCCAATTTTTATTTGACATTAGTTTTTCAACTATGTTAATTTTACTTCTTAATTTTGACAATTCTTTTCTATAAGTTCTCTCATCAATACCAAAATACTTGTAAGTAATTTTAGCTAAAGCACGTGATGTAGCTGAAGATGTATTTGAGCTTTTCAACCACTTAGCTAATAGTGATGGTTTATCTGATTTCTTATCTAATTCAAACTGAACTTTCATCATCTCTAAAGCATCTTTTTCAAGTTTAGTCCCAATTAAAGAGTAAAGGTCATCCCATCTTCCATACTCAGGAATAAGATCCATATTTCTTGCTATCAAATCAATATTAGTGTTAGCTAAATAATTGATGATTACATTGAATACGTTTCTTTCGCCTTGCCCACCTCTAATATCTCTTGAGTAAAATAATGCTTTCATCGCAAGTCGTTCATCCTCAGATGCTGCTTTTGTGAAATAAGACAATATCTCAAAATCTTCATGACCTCTAAGAGCTCCTGACTTTGAGAAAAAATCTAATACTGCATTGAGTGTGATAGCATTTGATAATGCTCCATTGTCTGTAAATGCGTCGTTTGTGTTCCCTCTTACTTCTTCTGCAAAATCGTTCATAGTATTTCCCCTTTTGCTTTATATTAAGCAAGACGTATTTAAATTTAATAAATATCTACAATGTAGATACCAACTATTTTTTGTTTGCTGTTAACGTCTTTATATAAAACTAGACACATTTTATTTTTCACCAATTGAATTTTAATTGCTGTTAGTGCCTATATCTATTATACAATATTATTCTTTTTGTGTCAAGCTTTTACTCGACTTCTTCTTCAAACTTATCCATATCAAAGTCAGGAAGATCTGCTAAGTGAACTTCTTTGATGAGTGCTACACTATAATATTCATCATCTGGATATTCCATAGAATATCTATTCTCATTTTGAATCTTTTGAAAACCTCTATAGATCTCAAGTTTGCTTGTATCAAGATTATAGATATATGCCCATTCACAGAATAAACTATCTTTCATAAAACCATGATTATCTATCATATATGGCAAGTTAGTGTCTCTATAAGCAGCGAGATTTCCCTGAGTTTCTCTTAATAGAGAATACCAGCCTTCTCCTGAATTTACTTCTTTATTAGTAAATTCAGCATACCTAATTCTATCTTGTGTAGATATAGGACTATCCTCATTTACTAATATAATTTTCTCAAATATTTCATCGAGTTTAACTTCTAATGTATTGATTAGAAATTCTTTCATAACATTACCTAAACCATTAGGATAACTATCAAAATGATTGTAAGTTATTTTGTCTACTCCTGCTTTGTGAAAGCCTAATGCACCACGGGTCCCGATATTTCTATCCTCCTTAAGAATTTAATATTAAATTCTTTGTTTTATTTTTATAAGATAATTGTTAATCAATCACCTATTTTAACTCTACTGTCATATAGATTTCAGCTAAGAAATCTTCGGGAAAGAAACTTTCCCACTCACTATATTTTTCATTAAGAAATATTTCTGCATATCTCTTGAACATTAAATAAATAGTAGGTTTTTTGGGCTTACTGAGCAGACGCATATTTGCTTGTTTTGGCGTGCGGTTTCTTTTATGAGAATTACACTTAATACAAGAACAAGTTAGATTTTCCCAAGAGTTTTTTCCACCTTTTGATTTAGGCAGAACATGGTCAATATTAAGATTTGCTAAAGTAAATTTTTTGCCACAATATTGACACTCATGATTATCCCTTAAAATAACATTTCTCCGAGTAAGTTTAACTTTTATAGGAACTTTATTATATCCTGTTAATCTTATTACTTTTGGAATACCTAAGATGTTTTCATTATGACTAAAGTATTCATATTTACCATACTTATCCCAAGTTGCTTTTTGATAAAGAGATACTTCTTCCCAACTGTTAAAGTTGTAACTTGAAAAATGACCATCCTCAACAGAAATTACTTCAGCTTTGTCTTTAAATAATAGCTTAAAAGTTCTTTTTATGCTTGTAACGTAAATTGGCATATAAGAACTATTTAAGACGAGCACGTTATTTTGCATATTAGACCTCCTTAACAGTCTCTATCTTCTGGTTCTGATTCATAATCTATGTATATTTCAATTTTCCCATCTTTTATTATAAAGTTAATTGGTTCAAAATTAGTGAAATTATCATATTCAACTTTAGGTAATAATGCTTCTTTAATATCATCTTCATACAAATCAATAAAGTTTTCTATATTTTCTGTTGATTCTTCTCCAATTATGAAAAGGGAAACAGTTCCGGAAATGTAATTACTACCACCGTCAAAGCACTTTGAACCCCAATATTCATAAGATCCAATCCCATCATTACACAAATCGTAATCATCTTCAACTGTATAATTATGCTTTTCGAACTCAGTAATTATCCATTCTTTCATTAGTATCTTTCCCCTGTCATAATTATATCACATTATTCTTTTTTTGTCAAGAATTTTAAAAACTCATTATAATCCTTAAATTTACCTTTGATTTCTGCTGCTAAGATTTCTTGTGTCATATTATACTTCTTAAAGAAGTATAGAGTTGCTTCTCTATCTGCGATTATAGAGAAACTACAGAGAGGACACATTTCTGCAGGAATATTATATCCGTTTTTTACATCATCATCATAATCTTCATCTTCAATTGCACTGTTAATTTCTTCATCAGTAAACTTCTCAGTAAAAATATTTTTTCTTTTATTTAAATCAGCTTCTCTTTCGTCTCTATCTGCAATATTATAATCAGCAAAAACTTCATTTCCAGCTATAAGATTTCTTTTAATTTCCATTGGAAGATCATCAATTTCACAAGCAGTATACTCTCTTAGAAAGGTATGACCATTTTCACATTCGTACATTTCTGCTTCTTCTAAAGATATATCCCTTCCGGAGACAACTTCTCCGGAAATATCACAGATAAAACTACTGCTTGAACTATTACTTACAAATCCTATTCTCTTTTTCATTAGTATCCACCATCTCCTTCGATTATTTTGACATCATCAATAAACTTCAATGAACCAATTCCTTCGTTACAAATCATAGTTTCCAATCCACTTTCACCTTCGCTCGAAGCATTGCCTGTGTGAATGGTGTATCCAGCTTCAATAGATTTTAGCATTTTAGTATAATTTTCATATATATATTCGTCAAAGTATTCTCCATCTTCTGTTAAATACTTATCCCAATCTTCTATTCCAAAGCAATAATCTTCAAGAATATATTCTACTAATTCTTCTTTTGTAGAAATACTAGAAGAAATTAATTCGTCTAAATCTATTTCAACGAGTGCTCTGGTGGATTGATCTCCTTTAGTTGCAATAATAAAACTACTGCTTGAACTGTTACTCACAAAACCTATTCTCTTTTTCATCCCCAAACTCCATCCCCAAACTCAATATCTATTTTATCAACACCAATGTCAATAAGAAATTCATACATATCAAAATTGTCCATTGTAGTATCCATTAAAATTTCTCTTTCATTTTCTGTTACATTCCAAGTATCATCCCAGCCATATTTATGATCATAGCCTTCTGGAGTATTATTTGGACTGCTCATTCCTTTTGCTTCTTTTATGTGATTATATATCTTATTTATTTGCTTTTGAGATACATTATCTTTATTGATAATAAAAGAACTACTTGAACTATTACTTACAAATCCTATTCTCTTTTTCATTAGTTGTAAATCTCCTCAGTTATTATGCAAGGTTTTAGGTCATTAACTGTTAAAATCTCTCCAACTTCTTCAGCTATTCTTTTTTTGAACTCTCCGCCTGTCTCATCATCTCCAAGATCTTCAAAAGAAGAACCAACATAAATTATATCACATTCCGAATCAATTTCAGCGTCAAGACCTAGAGCTTCAACTAACTCGTAAAGCTCATAGTTTTTATCGAGTACTTCAAATGCTTCTTCAAAATCTTTGAAATCTCCTTCTTCATCTTTTTTATCAAGAAGCCGATGATCTTCATTGGCTTCTTTTAAGATCTTAGCTTTCTTTTCATCTGATAAACTTAACCTATCAAAAAATTCACTTGTATCGAAAGCATACCCTAAGATACAAAAACTGCTTGATGAACTGTTACTAACAAACCCTGTTCTTACTTTCATTTCTTTTTCTCCATTTCCATATAATTAATTCAATATAATTTAGTTTGCTTATATTGTCCTCTGTATATTTTTGAACTCTATTAAACTGAAACTCATATTTCTCTATGATTTCTTTAATAGCTTCATTTGGTTTCATCCAGACAGTTCCTTCATTCCAAGGACTTTCATAGTAAGGACTTCCAGAGTAAGGAAGAACATATTTAACTAAACCTTCATTAAAGACTTTTTTATTTTCAGCAAAAACCTTGTCCCTTTTATCTCTTTCTTCAACGAATACATTATTACTGGCTATGATTTTCTTATAGTCAGCGATTTTCATTGTTATTGTTCCATCTATATCATTTTCATTTATCATTTTAATATATCCTCCGGAAAGATAATTGATCCATCTTTTGTCGATCTGTTAATCGCAAACTCAATAGCAAAAGCCATAAAAGCACCAACTAATAAAATAATAACTTCTATCGTAGTTTGCACTTTTATAGTTGTTACTATAGCGAACATCCCTAATACTTTAAGTAATATTGCTAATAAATATTTCATCTTATTATCCTATATCATAAAGAGGACAATGCCTCTTTCCTTCAAGAAGAAGTTTTCTAAAACTTCTTGCTTCTTTTGAAAGCCAAACATCCTCAATAAAATTATTACAATTTAATGTATCATTTCCTTTTGGAAACATATCATGATTTTCTGAAAAGCTACAAGGAAATGATTCCCCTTTGCAATTACAATAATGAGAAAAAAGATTGGATTCACAAGGTTCAGCCATCATTTCAAATTGTTTATACATCTTATGGTCTTTAACAGCATTTAGAAAACGATGCGCAGAACATGAATCAAACCCAAAAGGAACTTCTTTCTCAAGAGCATAATCAACTAATTTATTATATTTTTCTGTTGAAAGAACATGAAAATCTTTTCCGCCACCTTTTGTCTTTAAAGCCAAAAACACAATAGCATTCATTCCCATAAGCCTTTCGTCATGTTTCATGTCATCAATAATTTCAAATGCTTTGTCATATGTTTCTTCACTAATCATATAATGAATATTAACTTGATCCATTCCATTATCAGTAAATTTTTTGATTGCATTATATGATGCGTTTTTGTTATATACTGAAACAGCAACTGCACCGCAAAGTTCAGATGTTTTTTGTGCAACCTCATCAGTTACATCATAACCGTGACAAGTATAATTAGGTATTACACCACAATCTTTTGCCATTTTCATCATATTGAAAAAATCAGGATTAGAGCTTATGTTCAAAATACCAAAAGCAATTTGAGTAACTGTTTCTGGCATTGCTTGAAGAACTTTAATAAATTCATCCATATTCATATTATAGGTAGGGTAGTGTCCATTTGATTTGTAGCAATTATGAGTTAAGATTCCCTCTGAAAAATAATTTTCATTAGGAAGACAATGAAAATTATAAACGGTATCATTAAAAACTCTTTTTGCTATACTCTTAATTTTCATTGTTATACCTCTATCTTATTTTTTATAAAATTATATCTATCAGGATAAAAAGTTTTTAGTTTTTCGTTATAAGCAACTGCGGCTTCTTTCTCAGTAATGTACGTACCTAAATAAAATACTTCATTTTCATATTTTATACTTGCTTGAAAACCACCATTTTTATTAGTTTGCCAAACTCCTTTATACTTTTTACTAGAATAATGTCCTTTATTTGCTTTTTGTAAAAACTGATTTCCCCATTCAACATTTTCAGGACAATAGTTTTTATCATTATCTATTCTATTAATGTTTTTAATTCGTCCTTCACGGTTAAGTCTTTTGCTTCAACCCAACCTCTGTTAATAGTCCAAATAGGGTGGTCTGGAGTTACTTCAAGAAAAGAACCATCTTCTGTTTCAATTTGAACTAATTCTCCATTAAAACTTCTTTCATAAGTTTCTTGTATAACATTTTTTTTAAAAGATTGCTGTTTTGTATCGTAAGATAAAACATAATCACCAGCGTTTAAATCTTCAATATTTATTGCTCCATCAGGAGTATTTACTTTTGTTCCCGCTGGAGAGCAGAATGAGCAGTTACCTAAACATCCACCGTCATAGACCAAACGACTTTTATCGTAGAGATGTAGGTCTTTTGGTCTAACGGATGTTGAGATTTCAAGATCTAATATTTCAGGACCGAAAAGAGAATAATCAGGATCATCCTCTACTTTTTTTCCCCATCTTTCAAAATATCCGGAAACTTTATCAAAATTAAAATTGTAATCTTTACTTCTAAGAAATTTTGCTTTTTCGTTTTCAATAATATCCATAATGTTATCCCCTTACATTATTATATCAAATTATTCTTTTTTTGTCAATAAATTGCATCCCAACAAATTGTAATATAGTTATTATATAAATCATCAGAATGAGTATATCCATTTTCTTTAATAAACTCAAAAATTTTTTCAAGAACTTCTTTATCTTCTTTTGGACGAACTGAAATAGAAGCACTAAAATTTCCTGACTTAACCTCATTAATAATTCCATCTTGTAATTTTTCTTTAAGAAATAGAACTCTGTCATCATTTATTTTATCTCTATTAATTTGTGTCTTGTGTTTTGCACTATTTGCAGATATCATTCACTTGCCCAGCCAAAGAAATAATAAACATGAAAGTTTCTTTTTCCTTTAAATCTTTCACCACGCATTTCTTTTAGTTTAACACCTTTTACTTCAACACAACCAGCAGAACCCCATTTATCATCCCAGAATTTTCCTTCTGAGTTTTCCATGCAGTCATACGCAAATTCTATTGGAACTTTTCCTTTAGGAACTTCTACCATTTGAAAACTGCCCTTTTCGGCTATTGTTCCAGTGTAGCCGCCATGACCTGCATCATATTGTGCATTATCAACTGCTTCTCTAAAAGCTTCTTTTGCATCTTTATAGATGCCTCTTTTTGTTACAAAAAATTCTGCTGCTCCCATTATTTATCTCCCTCTGTATAAAGTTCTATAGTACTAAAGATAGCTTCTGCTTCATCATGGTCTTGTAAATCAATGTTATCTTTGTCTATGAATATTTTTTGTGAATGATTGTATTTAGAAAACCATTCATTGTATTTGTTATTTAATCTTTCTATGTAATCTCTTTCGATAAGAAATTCATTACCCCTATTTCTTTCTTCAATTCTTTTCATTAACATATCAGTAGAACTTTCTAAGTAAATCATTAAGGTAGGACTTTGTGCTGAGTATAACATTTTATCTAAAAGGTTCATATAAATCCTATACTGTTCTTTTGACATATCTCCATCTTCATATAGAACTTCTGCAAAAATTGCATCACCATAAATAGATCTATCCATAACAGATCTATCATCAAAATTATTTTGAGCATCATAAATCATTTGAAATCTTTCAGCAAGAAAATTAACTTGCAATTCAAACGCCCAGTTTTTTTTATCGTTATAGAATTTTTTTAATAGTTCTCCTGTAAAATCAGATGTGAGTTCTTCGTATAAATCTACATTTAACCATTCAGAAAGCATTCTACCGAGAGTAGTTTTGCCGCTTCCGATGTTTCCTTCAATTAATATTAATCCCAAAATATCCTTCCCTTTCTTCTTTTTTCTCTAGCCTTTCTTTCCATTCCTTGACTATTTTTGATAATTCATCCCACGTTTCTTGACCTTGCTTAATTTCCTTTTCAGTTAATCCTTTATGTAACATATTTGGAAAATAATCTATAATTTTAATTTTTTTCATTTTCCCTCTTACATTATTATACTCTATTATTCTTTTTTTGTCAATAAAAAAAGACCAGAAAATTTCTGGTCTTAAATGGAGCATCTGGGAATCGAACCCAGGTTTTTATACCTACTCAATCTTGTTTGTTAAATGCGTTTAAAGATTGTAACTTCAATATAAATCGAAACCTGTTATGCCCCGTTTATTCCCTCTTTTATCTCATCTACTGTTTTATATTCCAGTCCATTGAAATCAATACTGCTCATATCGTTTTCCATTTGCCATTCCATAAAAAAATCAAATTGCTGTTTAGTTGGTTTTATTTCACTGTACTTTATGAATCTGTTATTGGTCATTTTAAGCCAATTTTTCTTCTCTAATTCTCTTTCATCAAAACCAAGTTTATCAGCTAATGTAATATGTCCCATGTTTCCACAAATATAAAAGTGTCCTGCAGGGTCAATCCATCCATTAACAGAATCACCAATTTGACCAATTTTTATAGGAGCTTTGTCTTCTGTAATTCTTTCCTTAACAAAATCATCAACAATCTTTCTTGCTACTTTTTTTTCTTCTACTTCTATAAATGCTCTTGCTACTTCTTTTTTATCTTCTGCTTCTACTTTTTTCATTTGTATAAATAAACTATCAAAAACTTCATCTATATTATGATCTGAAATTTCACATAAAAATGTTATTTCTTTTAATAACTCAAGTTTTTTCTTCTCAACTTGAATTCCAGCTTTCGTTGAATATTCTGAATTTGATATTCCATCCCCATCACCATTCCTAAGTGACCTAATCATAGTATTTCTTATTCTTACATCATAACCAATGTAGTTTATATAAAATTCTATATATCTTACTTTCTTTCTATTAAACATAGTATCTACAGTTTTTCCGGAATAAGAGTCTTCAACTCCATCAAGACCACCATTTCTGGAATCTCCATCAAGTTTCATTCTTCCCTCAACTAAATCAAGTGCTTGTTTATCAGTCATTCCAAGACCTTCTTTGGCAACACGAAAAGAATGAGCACAAGAACCTTCTTCCCAAAGATCCCTGATTGTTCTTGTCATATTTTCGCCAGTAGTCCAGAAACAAAAAGAACCAACTTTTTCTATTTCATCCATAACTATTTCCCCTTAAATAATTATATCAAATTATTCTTTTTTTGTCAAGACATTTCCATATCTTCAACTATTTCATCAAAGCGCTCGATAAATTCAGCCCAAGCTTCCAAGTTCATATTGATACCATTCTTCCCAGGCTTCATTTCACCTGTCTCTCTGTCTTTGTATTGTTTTCTAATTGAAACATAGGTTGTTCCATTGTATTCTGATTTGTCAATTTTAATATCTTCATTAATGTAGACCATTATATACTCCTTAAAGTATATATGACATTAAGAAGTCCTCGCTGGGAATCGGACCCAGAAGCGTCGGTTTTGCAAACCGCGACATTTGCCATTCTGTCACAAGGACATATTAAGGGGGCTAGACGCATCTAAATTCCGCTAGGATTTAGAATTTCTGTATTGATAGCTTTTTAGTTGCTGTATGCGTCTAATGGGAGCGAGAGGATTCGAACCTCCATATTCACAGTATATAAGACTGCTGCGTTCACCGTTTCGCCACGCTCCTAAGTTTTTTCTCTTCCTCTAAACCTATAATTATCTGTTTGATAATGACAGTTTAAGCAAAGAACTTCAAGATTTTCTCTTTTATTATTCTTGTTATTATTATCTTTATGATGTATTTCTAAAGCTATTGGATTTCCAAGCCATTTATCATTATGACATTTTTCGCAGGTATGATTTACTTCTTTTAGAACTACTTCTCTTCTATATTTTCTGGAAAGTAACTCATATTTTCCTTCAGCTAAATACTTTGCTCTTTCTATTTCTCTATTTCTTTTTTGTGTTGCATGCCCTTTTAGTATTTGCTCTTCTGTGAAATAATTCATTTTTCTCCTGTGTTTTTGTCACCAATAATATATACTATTGGTGACAGGTTTTATCTCATTAAACTTATTTTCAGTTCCTGATAAATAAGTGATCCAAGTCGTTTCTTAATAATTCCTTGTTCTATTCCATTAAGATTATTCCAAGCTGTATAATTATCTTTCTCGAAGTCAGAAAAAACGTCCTTAAAGTATTCCTTTGCAAACTTACTTATTTCTCTGATATCTTCAAAATTTCCAACCTTAGAAAATAGATCGTTTGTTCTGTTCTCATTGATGTATAAATCAACTTCATCTATTAATTCCTGAACATGATCCTCAATTACTAATACCTTATGAATTCTTTTTGCTTTACTACTTTTATCTTTGAACTTTTCATTCTTCTTTTTAATCATAAAGAAAGATTGTCCGTTAGTTATCACTTCTTCATAAGGAACAATAACAACTCCTTCAATTACATTATCATCCTTGTAATCTTTTGGTGTAAATGCTGATTGATGTTCGTGATTAATTTCATCAATCATCTTAAAGAGATTCCCTTCAGGCTTAACAAAACCTAATGAAGGAACTCTAAATGTTTTGCTAAGTATTACTAATGCATCTTTCGGTGCAATTAAATCCTTTCCAATTTTTAATGCATACCATCTAAAATTTTTTTCATCTCCGTATAAAACACCTTTCTGAATATTTCCACCAAAGAGTTCTCCAAATAATTGAACACTTTGTTGCGCTTCTTCAGCGATATTCTTAATTTGTTCTACAAGAGACATATAAGAAGGTCTTTCGAATACACCTTTGTATCCATAGAAACCTTTATCTTTTTCTGTAATAAAACCTGATCTTTTAGCAAACTTGACATCTCTATTTATATCTGCTACAATAGAAAAATTAGCACCATGAATCTTTTCTGTAACTTCGTAAGTCATTTTCTGAAGTTGCGTAAATCGTTCTAACCAATATTGTATCAGTTCTTTCTGATAGTGATTTTCGATTGAATACCATTTTTGAAAATCCATAGTCCCCTCCCTTTATAATATTATAACAAATTATTCTTTTTTTGTCAAGTAAAAATAGGGAGCTGGTTTATACCCAGCTTGAGAAAAGAGTTTTAATCTTTTGCTACTCCAGACTACTGGAACCCATTAACTTTCTTCTAATACTTCTCCAACACTTTCATCTAAATGTATTTTATCAATTACTTTTGCTAAAATACTACCTAAACTTTTTATAACAAATTTATCAGGTAAGTTCTCCTTGATTATAGAATTGCTTCCGTAAATCTTCTTAATGGGCGAATCCATTAACTTCTGAATTGCATTTCCTGATAAAACTAAATGAGTTGCGATACAATAAATATCCTTACATCCAGCTTCTTTCAAGGCATTTGCTACATTTATGATAGTTCCGCCACCATCAATCATATCATCAACGATAAAAATATTTCTATCTTTAACATCACCAACTAAATTCATTACCTCAGACTTCCTATCAGGTCCTCTACGCTTATCTGCAAAAGCAATGTCTGTATCTAACACTTTAGCATAATAACGAGCCTTAGATAAGCCACCAGCGTCTGGAGAGACTATAATAAAGTCTTCGGTCTTGTGCATTTCCTTTATCTCAGGTAAAAATACCTGAGCAGAACTGATATTATCAAATCTCAATCCTGCTGCAAAAAATGCTGCGGAACTTTGAGGAGCATGTAATGATACAGTAATAACTCTGTCAACACCAACTGCTTTAATAATCTTAGCCATCATAGAAATGGTTACAGGAGTTCTTGGAGAACTTTTCCGATCTTGACGAGATCCATAAACAATAGGCAAAACTAATGTAATTCTTCGAGCAGAAGCAGCAAAAGCTGTATCTGCTAAGATAAGGGTCTCAACGAGATCTTTGTTAGGATCTCCATTAAATGTATTAACAATGAATACATCTTTTCCCCTAATACTTTCTTTGTACTTAACAAAAATTTCCTTATTAGGAAAATCTGTTATAATAGTTGGAACACTTTTTCCAACTCCATCCAATTCTTGCAATATGTCTTTAGATAAAGATTTATTACTTCTTCCTGAAACAATGAACAAATTAGGCATTTAATATCCTTGTTAAAGTATTCTATAAAACAGACATTGAAAGAATCGAACTTTCAGTTAAATCTTCAGAAGATTTTGTGTTTCCATTACACTAAATGCCTATGTAGAAGGCGTATCTGGGATTGAACCAGAGATTGTAGAATCAAAATCTACTGTGTTACCGCTACACCATACGCCCAAGTTATTTCTTCTTTTTCTTATCTTTACTTTCTATAATATGTAAGTTGTCTATACCTTTAAACATCTTTTCAATTTCTTTTATTTCTTTTTCAGTTAAAGGAACACCTTTATCAAAGTCGCTCATGTATTTCTATTAGCTCCTCTTCTTGAATTTGAAAACAAACAGCATCATCATCTCTTGGAATGTAGGGAGAATATCCCTGTCGTGCTAATGCTACGATTAAAGGGTCAATATAATCTTTATTTATTATTTTAATTGATGCTTCATACCTCTTCATTTACTACATTCCTCACATAGAGTTTTTATCCAAGATCTTTCTGTTGTAGATTTAGCTGGTTGCTTCCCACATTTTTCACAAGTAGCAGACGAATCTCCTTCTGCTTTATTTATTCTATTATAAATTGAATTAGTTCCACCATCAGTATAAAACCTTAAAGATCCAAATTTTTCTTTGACTTGTACCACTTCAAAATCTTGAATGTTCTCTTCTTTTATTAAAACTTCTAAGTCTTCGCATAAATTCCAGATTATATCAAACCATCCATCTTCATGTTCAAACCCAAATGCCATTAACGCTTCTGTTATGGGGCGTTCTGGCTTGAAGAAATTAAATCTATTAAATAACTTTTCTGTATTACTTTTGTTCATGATATTTTCCATCCCCATTACATCTATCACACTTAAACCATTTTCCACCTGTAAATTGACCACCTACTTCACCAGTTCCTCTACAAGAAGGACAAATGTTTTTCTTTTTAAACCAAGGACCTCTATGAAAGAAAATTATTTTATCAACTTCTATCTCATCTTCTTCGGTCATATTCTTTTTACTACTACAACTAAAGGGTCAATACCCAAAATATTATCAGGTAAAGCATTTGCTGTAGTTGGTGAATAATTAAGATAAATCATTGGATTTAAAAAATCGTGTAATTCATCTAAGTTCTTTTGGCTTAAATGTAACGCACAAGCATTATAATTTTCAGTAGGAGTTACAGTTTTTCCTGTAGCTCTTAATTGTTTCATTACCCACTTAACAAACTTTTCATCATTTGATCTAAGAACTTCATCTTTACTAGGATTGAAAATTCTTTCAAGTTTACTGTTAGACCAGTTTATTTTTTTTGGAACTTTTTTTAAATGAGGTCTGTGATACCGCTTCGTATCAAGTAATACTATGCTGTGATTTGATTCGTGATGAACAATATTCATAATTTTTTCCCCTTTTATAATATTATAACAAATTATTCTTTTTTTGTCAAGTAATTTTACATCAGCCTCTATTCGGAGTTGAACCGAAAATCTGAGTTTCGAAGACTCTGAGCTTATCCCTAAGTAGAGACATATTCACTTAATATAGTAAGAATACTATTATCTATTGTCATTTCATATTCTTCTATTTCTTTATTCTCTTTAAGAAACTTGTCTGCTGAAATCTTTTCGTAATAGTTATCATCTATTCCAGTTAACACTAAATCATCATATTGATTAATTTCATCCATAAACATTTTCTTTATGAAACTTTTTACCATTACTTTTCTTTTCTTATAACTGTCAAATTGAATTGACCAGTGATCGCTTCTTCCTCTGTTATGTCTAACTCTTAACCATCCATCACTCATAACTTTTTTCATTATTTCATTACGAGCTTTACCTTCAAATCCTAAAGGTTCTCCAAATTTTTTATATACTGCTTTGATCTTTTCTTTAGTTAAAGAAAACTTATCTGGATTTTTAATTACATATTCTATATGAATTGATATAGGATATATTTTAGAACCTTTTGCCCAATAGCCATTTCCTTGAGCCATTACTTTCCTATCCTTATCAGTCTTTCTGCTTTCGCTTTAGGAGTTTCATATAAAAAACATCTCTTAGTCCATAAATGCTTTTCAGTTTTATTTTCTTCTATGTTATATCTCATAGCTTCATTAAAAACATCATCATCTATATAGTCATACTTTTCATTTAACTCTTTTTCTGCTTCTTTAATGTTTTCCATAAGAGTTTTGAAAGGTATATTAAACTTAAATGACTTGTGTCTAGTGAAAAAGTTTTTTGCACCAGCTTCGTTCTTTATATGATTTTCTTCATCTGTTTTTTTATGAGTTTCTCTTTCATCTTTCTTTGACCAATATTGAAGCTTTAAACCATCATCTTTATTCTCTCCATAAATAAAACTTTCTTGATTAAACATATCAAAGTTTGCAAGCCATTGTAAATACCCTAAACTTACATTATAAATAAAAAATGATTTTTCTTTTACTCCATATACACCTTGTACTTTTTTATATTTATACTTTGCTGTATCTAAGTCTTTTATCATAGATTTATATTTTTTGTTATTTTCTTCTGCTGATGTTTTTGCTGCCATAGGATTTTCTGGCGTAATTATCCCAAAAGACTTTATCTTCTTTCCTTTTACTGGAACTCCTGCAAGAGCAGCTTTCATTTTTGTAGATTTATTTTCAACTATATTTTGTATCTTCACTATAATCTCCTATGCTATTATCTTTACATATGAGCCTTTCTTAAAACAAATTTCATATACCTTTTCATTTGTTTTAACCTCTAAAACATCAGTAAAATTTAAATCTTTACCATGTTCTCCCATTCTATGCAAAAGGTTATATTCTATCTCAATCTTTTCAAAAACTTCAATAAATTTATATAAATCTGTCATTATTATTCTCCCCTAATAGTTCGATTTACGAGTAGAGGGAATCGAACCCACAAAATAACCTGTTTAGGAAACAGGAGCCTATCCAATTTAGCTGCACTCGCAAAAAAAATACAGAAGGAGGAGTCGGGATTTTAACCCGCTTTAATCCTTCTTCAGGAACACCCCCCCCAAACTGTATTTTTAGAAGCCGTACTGGGAATCGAACCCAGATTAAAATGATTAGAAGTCATCCATCCTAAATCCATAGGTACAGCCAAAATAGAAGAACTCTGGGATTGAACCAATAAAATGTAACATAATTACATAAGTTCCTAAAAATTAAAACATAATAATTCAACGGATTTGACCATCCTGCATTGATCGATATTCAGGACTCTGCACAGCTCACGTATTTTTGTCGATGAAGGAGCAACCCTTCGTGACGGCTAGAGTGGATTCAAAAGACGTTCGCCCCATTTTTCAGGAAAAAACTGACTACTGCTACCGTTTATTGTTATTATGTTTTATATAGCCACACGCAGAGTTGAACTGCGATCTTAAGGTTGAAAACCTCACGAACTAACCATTATTCGATGTGGCCAAAATGATTTTTTTTACTGAAAAATCTAAAACAGCTCGTTAGCTCCCTCGGTATGACTTGAACATACAACATCAACGTTAACAGCGTTGCGCTCTACCAGTTGAGCTACAAGGGAATGAAAAAAGCGGTGAAAGGGATTCGAACCCAAAATCTCCTAATAGACATTAGGCTTGATACAAAACCATTGAAATAACATTTTCAAATTCCGTCTTGATTCCATTATCACTATCTTCCGCATGTAAAAATAGAACAAAAAGGTGTCGAACCTTTATCTTGAGCTGTTCCGCTCCTGTCCTTCCGATTAGACGATTGTTCTGACTAAAAGCACGACCTCTTAGCTTGCCCTAAAAAATATTATGTTCGTGACTACATATTTTTTAGCCCTTCTTTCGAAGAGAGCAATTATAGTTCCATTAGCTACTAATGTTTACTAAAAACCCATATTCGTGAACTTATTCAGAATGTACTAACTGTCCTTCTTCATTACAGGAACCTTGAAATAATGTGATGCTCTATCTTGCATCTCAAAGAAAGTATCTTTAATTGAATCAGGAACCTCTCCTTGAAAGTCATGTACTTTTGCTCTTCCTGTAGCAATCTCAAGTGCTCTTTCTTTATTGAATTTGTCTAACTTATTGCAAAGAGAATAACCAATGTTATATTTCCCAGTTGCAACAACAACTCCAACTTTCTTATTGTGAATACCTTTCTTTACATACTTAACTAATTTCATTTTTTCCCCCATTTCCTTATAATTAATTATATCAAATTATTCTTTTTTTGTCAAGTAAAAAATCATTTCTATAGCCAAGATTCTGTAATTATCCTATCATCTATCTCAGTATTTCTACTGGCCATTTCTGGCTGCCACAACCCGATCATAATTAGAGAACTCACATCCTAGATCTGTTTGTGTTGCACCCTCTGAAGTCCTAACGATTATTCTAATCTCCTTCATTTGGTTCTGGTGTCTTGAGCTTCCTCTATATTTTTTATACTATACAGCGATAGGTCAGAATGATTTAGTGAACTTATTCGGAACCGAACCGAAAACATTCTGCTTAAGAGGCAGACGCTCTTCCTGTTGAGCTATAAGTCCGTAGTTTGCCAGCAACCCGAATCGAACGGGTGACACGAAAATTTTCAGTTTCCTGCTCTACCACAGCTGAGCTATACCGGCTTGTTTGGGAATATTTAAGGTCTATTCCCAAGACCGAAAAAAACTATTTTTTTTTGTGAAGTAGTGTAGTTTTTCAAAAGATTCTACTTCTTAGGGTCAGGAGGCAAGAGTCGAACTTGCGAAGTTTTGCTTATGAGACAAAATTGAATACCGATTCTCCCCTGTCGTTATTTGTTAATTACTCTACCTTTTCTCCAATTTTCGGAGATTTCGGTATCTTTAAGAACTTTCATATTATTAACACCATCAGTTATCCACATAGTTCCAAATTGTGAATTACCTGAGCCTTTTTGTTTTACAGAATTAGCTGCTCCAATTTTTTTCTTGCTTTCTTTCGTGTGTTTTTTTCCTTTGAATGTTCCTTCGTTATTCTCATAATATAACTTCAATCCATTAGAAACTTTTTTACAATACCATTCTCTATATTCTTCATCTTCTTTTATTTTATTATGAACTATATGACATTGACCTGCTATGTTATTTAACTCATTTGAGTTAATATAATAAAAACCTCCTCCATATCCTCCAATGGTTAAATTATATGTATCTAATCTTGATACAAAAGCTTCGTTGACAATTTCTTCTTCTTTTTCAAGCATATCTTCTAAAGAAGCACAATAAAAAAGAACTTCTCTTGAAAATATTTCTTTTCCATATTTTTTAATGACTCTCCGAAGATATGTTCCAGAACCAATATAACCATCTTCAATTTTTTCTGTAATATGACAACCTATGTATATCATATTATTTATTTTGTTCGTCGTCTTGTAAATTAAATAATGTTTCATATTATTACCTTTACGGTTCGATAAAAGTTCGATAAAATAGAGATACTGGGAATTGAACCCAGATTACATAGATATGAGCCATGTGTTTTGCCATTAAACTATATCTCCATAAAACTAGACACATTTTTTTTAATACTATATACAATAATAAAATGGTTTTACCTTTTGACCATCTGCTACCCAATAACCGTTCCGTTATCTTAGGAATTTTCCAATATCTGTATTTTTATATTGCTGTATGTGTCTAAATAAAATAATAGTATTTTAAATAGTTAGATTAACCCATTGGCTTAATCCTCCTTATATTATAATTATATCAAATTATTCTTTTTTTGTCAAATGAAAACTAGACATATTCTTTTTTTCCCCAACAACTAATAATCACTTATTAACTCTTGGCGGAGAAAAATAGTTTGAATGCTGTTAATGTCTATAATCCTAACGGGATTCGAACCCATGTCTCCGGTTTTTGCCGAAATGCTAACCACTGCACTATAGGATATTCCACATTTTTTCCACGTTAGAAAAATGCTTTCTCCAGAAAAATAACCGTCGCTATCTCTCTTTGGATATTACTGCCATTGGAATCGAACCAATAATCGAGTAGTTATGAGCCACCCAGTTAAACCAGTGTTTACTTTCACAGCCAAGTTTTGCCTTTATTCTTACTTAATTATACAATATTATTCTTTTTTTGTCAAGCATTTACATCTTCAAACTTATATCATGTTCTCTTGTGTGTCTTTGATGCCCCAACGCTCTCTTTCTTGATACTTCATTTACATTCTCTAAAGGAATAAACTCTCCTTTATATGTAAAACCCTTTTCAGTTGCTACTGATATATATGATCTGTGTAACATTTGATTTTCAATCTCATTGTAATGCCAGTCATACAATTGTTTGATATTTCCATTCTTTCTTTCGATCCACATCATTTCGTGAAATCGTGAAATACCTTCTACTCTTTCTAATTCGTTTTTGTTCATATACTCCCAGATGGAATCGAGCCACCTTCTCTGAGATATCAGCTCAGGGTAATAACCAGTATACTATGGGAGCGAGATTGTAGAATAGGATAAAGTGTTCAGCTTATTTCCCATCGAAAAATCTTGGTGAACAAGTCCGCTGTTTAACGATTATTCTACATAGTGGAGCTACTGAGAATTGAACTCAGATTAATGATTTGCAAAACCAACGTAATACCATTATACTATAACCCCATGATGACTCGATTATTTTACTTGATCGTCCACACAAGATATTTCATCATATCCCTGCTTCACGAACCTCCTGACCAAGTTAAAATATAAAGTAATCTAATCCAATGACTTCTCGGTGATTAGCTTTCATGATTTGCAATAAAGTCCATTATTCCATTTATTGTCTCTAAACCATAAGCAACCTATTCAATTCTCAAACCAGTATTGGAACCCTGACAATGGTCTTGAGGATTACTTTATATTCCAAATTAAATTGAAAAGCAAGTTGATCTTTTTTTAAGTAGTGATAATACTTGCGGGGAGATCATTACGTTAAAATGATATACCTGAAGAAAAATGTCTACTAACGTTTAGAGCCTCTTGAAGGAATCAAACCTTCTCTCTCAGTTTAACAAACTGACGCGCTTGTCATTAAGTTTAAGAGGCGTAAAAAGGGTGGACGGTGGGTAACGATCCCACTTAAACTTATTCCACAAATAAGTGCATAACCTTTCTGCCACGAACACCATAAATAAAAACTTTATTTATTAGTTACAATTAGGTTTTACAATTCCCATTTACCTAAGTCTATCATAAATAAAGTAATCGCGAGTCTAGGAATCAAACCCAGTCTTAGTCCTTATATGGGTAGTTTAATTGCTGTTAAAGTCTCACTAGACTTATTTCTTAATCGTGCTATCATTACACTAACTCGCATTGAAAAAAACTAGACACAAAACCCTTTTTCTAACCCAGAATTGGTTTAATCTGGACTGCGATTTAACACAGTTTTATACACCAAAAGTTTTTATTGAGTGTTTGTTGCTGTACGTGTCTAAAGCCTTTTATCCGGTTCGAACGGATGACATTTTGCTTACAAGGCAAATGCTCTACCAACTGAGCTAAAAAGGCAAAATACTACTTTCTATGTTTATCAAACTCTTCTTTGAATAATTCAATAAACGCTTTTTTATCTTTTTTGTGTAAGCGTTTAAGCTTTCCATGTAAACTTGAAGCTTCTCTTCCTTTTATCCAGTTAGACCAATTATTAGAAGTTACTTCCTCACTATTGATATAAAGATAAAAATCTTGTGGGTTCCCGACTACTGAATAGTGAGGTTTCTTGTTCCAACTACCTATTTCAACTTTCATAATTTGTTACCCCTTACTTAATTATACCAAATTATTCTTTTTATGTCAAGTCTTTTATCAAGTCCCAATTATTTGGTTTCTTATTCATAATTCTAATCAAATCATTTTCATCATACATCTTGTAATCGTTAAACTCAAGATTTACATTAAACATCTTTCCAGTTAAAATATTAGGAAGTAAGTTTTTTTCATGACCATTTGCATGATGATGCCCAAACAACTGCCAAGCACCTCTAAAACTTTGATTCCAAGTAAGCATTGGATAATGACACATCACTATTCTTTGCTTTCCAATCTCTGTAGTTATATGTGTTTCCATAATGAAATCTAATTTGTTAGTAAATTGTTTATAGTGATTTAACACTTTCTTATCGTGATTTCCAATTATCCAATTGAAATTAACTTTCTTTGGTAGTTCTCTGAACAGCCTATCAATTGCAGGAGATGGATGAAATCCTAAATCTCCCAAGAAGAATATTTCATCTCCTTTTTTAACAGTATCTAATACCATATCTACAATCTTTTTATCCATCTCCTCAACGTCCTTAAATGGACGATTGGAGAATTTGATGACATTTTCGTGACCAATATGGAAATCACTTGAAAAATACTTCATTTTAATCCCCTTATTGAAAATTTTGAGACCTGAGGGAATCGAACCCAAATGCCGCCACTACGAATATTGATGGCAAGGCGTTTACAGCGCCCCTCGTAGAACAGATCCCATAAATAAAAAAACTAGACACATTTAACATTAAAAATTTACAAGTTTTTCGTTTTAGTTGCTGTTAGTGTCTAAACGACTCTACTGGGAATCGAACCCAGATTTTTTGATAGACAGTCAAAAATCTTAACCATTAGACCATAGAGCCAAAATATCAGGGTTCTTATTTATACTAGAGTCCTGAATTGCCTCCAGTGAAAGTTGCTGATTACAGTTTACTTTCAAAATGCGAGTAGCCGGAGTCGAACCGGCGATCTCATATTCCCAAAATATGTCGGTTAGCCACTACCGTATACTCACATAAAACTCGACACGTTTTTTTAATGCTACCGCTACACCATACGGAAGACCAACTCCGTAGTAGGATTCGAACCTACGCCTATAAATTTCAATTTTATTTTTTTTAGTTGCTGTTCGTGTCTAATGGTCTATACCGAGTGTTGGAATCGAACCAACTACATTTTGTATGTAAGACAAAATTTCTTCCAGTGAATTAACTCGGCTTGATTTGCTATCTTGTTATTGAATAACCTTATATACTATTATACAATATTATTCTTTTTTTGTCAAGATTTAACTTAACCAAGCATAGCAAAAGTATGTTGAGAAATCTATAATCATATAAACTCCTTAGAGCGAATGGAGGTAGTCGAAACCTCATCTTCTGGGTGGAAGCCAGGAGTAATAGCCGTTATACGACATTCGCATAAAATGAAACCCTTCCCTATAAATTGACTATCATAAGACAGTCTCCTTCTTTTTGTAAAAGATCAAAAAAAATCCCTTCCGTATTTTGGAAGGGATGCTATTATACTACTATTGTAATATATTTAACGCATACCCATTCCTTTGGCTGTATAATCAAAGCCATTTACCGGAGTCGTATTCATAATATGTTCTGGTCTAAAATTCTTCTTCATGTTATTATCTTAACACCTTACAAATAAAGTGTTATTTACTCCTCTTCCTCTTCTTCATCTTCCTCTTCTTCATCGAACCATTCTCGTTCGTATTCTATATATGACTTTAGATCTTCATCTAAATTTTTAATTTCAAAATCAAATTTCATGAAAGGATATTCCGAATCTCCAAACTCATTATGAACACCACAGAAATCACAACCTGATTCATAATACATTAACTTAATCTTTGCGTCCGGATGGTTTTCCATTAACCTTTGGACGATTGGATTTGGTGGTGACCATGCTGTAGTAAAATCCGCTGTAAATCCTTCACCAGTTTCATAATCAAAAACTTCCCAATCGCTACAATCCCATTTAGTTCCCCATTCTTCTATTAGACGAGCTGCATCTTCAGGAGCTGGAATTACTTTATTAAAAGTAAAAGTTCCATCTTCATAATATAATTTTTTAAACTCTTCAAAGGATAATCCTTCTACAAGTAATCTATTACTACACCAATTAGGCATCTTCATCCCCCAATATATCTTCTGCTAACCAAATAGCAATTTTTCTTTTGTTACCTTCTTGATCTATAACTATTGCTTTTTTCTTACTACATTTAGAACATTCTTGAATAACTACTTTTGCTTTTTTCTCATGCCTTCCTCCAAAAATAGAGGTTTCTTCTTGAACTCCTATACCAAACTTAATATCTTTATATTTATGAAATATACACATTTCGTTTCCCCCTATATATATTATACAATATTATTCTTTTTTTGTCAATTATTCTGAACTTTTATAATTATATATAGGTTTAATATGCAATAAAATATCGACAGTTGGTTCTAAATATTTAATTATTTCATCTGCATTTTTATAAGCCATAGGTGCTTCATCTAATGTTGATTCATTGATACAAGAAGACCATACTCCAGCATCATCCATTCTTTTTTGATAATCTTCAAGTTTAATATTCTCTTTAGCTTTTCTTCTGCTCATTGTTCTTCCTGCTCCATGAGGCGCAGAATAATTAAAATCCTCATTTCCTTTTCCAACACCGAGTAAAGTTCCATCAGCCATATTCAAAGGAATAATTACTTGTTCTCCATCATAAGCAGAAATTGCTCCTTTCCTAACTATATTATCACTAATATAATTATGCACAGATTCAACAGTATAACCATTAGCTAACAATTCAGTATTTTTTAAGATAGAATATAAAATCACTTGTCTATTTAGTTTTGCATAATACTGAGCAACTGTCATATCTTTCATATATTGTTTCTTTTCTTTACCTACTAAATATTCCATTCCAGTTGTTGCTATTTTCTTTTTGTTTTCTTTTGCTTTCTTTAATTTTTTTATATTTAACTCTATATTTTTCCCTTTATATTTTGTTTTGATTTCAGCTAATCTTTTATTGTATTCATCGTCAGTCATTTTTGTTTTATCTTCTTCAGCAATTGCTTGATGATACAATGCAATTTTTAACCCAAAATTTCTTGACCCAGAATGAACTACTAAATAATTTCTTTCGTATTTATCCTGATTAACTTCGATATAGTGATTCAATTTAATTTGTTACTTTTTTCTCACTTCACGAGAAAAAGATTAAGCCATTTCTGCTTAATTCTTACCATTCATTTTTAGATTATACGATAAGTTCGGACTATCGCTTGTCAATTAAGATTCTATTCACTTAGTCTCTCAGGCTACCATTATGCTTGCCCCCTGTCTACCTTCTCAGGTTTTCCAAGTCAATTAGAATAGATTTCAGTCAATATTTATTTCCCGCTCGGCCTGGAAGCAATCATTTACCACCACCGAGCGTCCCTATCGAATTAAAAACGTAATCATAATTTTGATATGTTCTTTCACAGATATCTTTTATTTGTGCTAAAAAATCTTCATAATTATCGCTTGTACTAATTCTATGCATAGAAAATACATTTTCTATTTCATTTTCAGTTAAATCATTTGCTATAGACTTAGAGCGAGTATTTCTACCAGAAGGTATATCATGTCTTATCACTTTGTCAAGAGCATCAAAATCAATATCTTTATTTACTAAACCAATTCCTGCAACTCCGCAACCGATGTCAACTCCAATCATTCCAACATTTACTTTATCATTCATTATCATAGTAGTTCCAATCGTAGAACCCATTCCTGCGTGTATGTCTGACATAAATCTAACATGTGCATCTTTAGAAATAACATGATTCATTACTCCATGTACCTGTTGTAAAGCTGATTCTTCAACATAGTCATTAAAAATTTTTGCTGTTCCATATTTTCCTGTTACTTCTATCATTTTTATTTTCCTTACATTATTCATAGTTAGTTTGTCAGGTTAAACCTGATGTTTGTTCATAATTGAGTCTCTTCCATTCTTAAATGATGCAAACATAATATTTGTAGTCATTGCTTCATCTTCCATTGCTTCATCATCCTGTATTTTTGCTTTATAAAAATTACCATCCCAGTATATAAGTTTAAAGTTTAAGTTACTAACATTTTCAAACTCTTCTCTTATTCCGCCTTTTTTTATTTTTACAAACATAGGCGGCCAATCGTATTTTGTTACCCCAATGATTTGTAGCATAGTCATTCCAATAAATAGTCCTTGAAAGAAGAATGAAATATTTTTATCTTGAATAGCTAAAACTACTGATAATGCTCCAATGGATGTAACAACTATTAGAAACGCAATTATTTTAAACATTGATGCTTTATTAAATTCATATATTGGTTTTTCTTTCATTTATTTATCCTTATTTCCAAAGTATTTAATACATTTACAACTTTAACAAAGTAGTTCCAACTTCTATCCGGATCATATGCTAAAGCGTGCAATCCAGTATTATATGCTCTAACTGCTAAATCCCAAGTTCTTGTTTGCTTATATAAATGCTTCAAGTATATTATTCCCATCTCAATATTATCATGAGGGTCATTAGCATTGAAATTCTGTTCATCATACCAAAGAGCTTCTTCAAACCACTCAATGAAATTAGAATTCAATTGGAAGATACCTATATCTATAGATCCATTCTTGTTTGGATCTGAATTAACCATTTCAAAGTTTGATTCCACTATTGCAACTGCTAATGCAATTTCCATAGGAACATTGTGAATAGCACATCTATCTTGTAACCAAGTTAAATAAGGGCTATCAATAGTTTCTGCTTTCAAAACTCCAATAGCTGCAAACAATAAAAATCCTGTAACTAATAAAAAAAATAAGCCTTTCTTCCATTCGTTCATTTTAACCCCTTAAAATAGTTTGGCATTTTATCGTTAATGCCAACGGAAAAGATTAGTGATTGGTGACTTTTCAAACCCTTATAAATGAAATTGCTTTTTCTTGTATTTTACCACATATAGTGCATTTTGTTTCTTTGACTTTCATTACATGCCAATCACTAACACCTTTAAAATATTCTTTTCCAGTAGGTTGAAAGTTATGATCGTGTATTCCAAATTTATTTTTAAACCATTCGAACATTTAATTATCCTTAAAAAAAATCATTGAGGATTCAACATCAGGCTGATATCCTGCTTCCCATGCTTCTTGAACTTTCTTTTTTATATCCCACAAAAAATTTTCAAGATCATCTTCATCAAACAACGTATAGCTATTATTCCATTTTTCCATTTAATAACCCCTTACAATATTATACAATATTATTCTTTTTTTGTCAAGATTCCTTCAAGAGCAACTAAAGCATCTGCTCTATCTTCAAACTCATCTTCTAATTGCCTATCCATCATTTCATCAATAATTACTTTGAACTGCGAACTTGGTTTCATTCCCAAAGCGATTAAGTCATAACCAGTAATTAAAGGATCTGGAAGAACTGGCTTTTTCTCTTCTTTACCATATCTTTCAATTGCTTCATAAGCAAATTTAACAGAACTTAAATCATAAGGTCCAAATCCACTACCTATAATATCTGCTATCTCTAATTTAATGAGTGCTTCAAAATGCTCTAAACTAATAAACCTTCTTAGAGTAGATTTCTTCATCTTACTTATTTCTTTGAACTTCATGTGGTTTTCAATTAGTTCAGTTACAAACTCAGTATCTTCATTGCTCATCTTTAATCTTTCAGCAATTGCCTGAAACATAAATGCACCAACTTTATCATGACCATGATTGTTTATGTCGCCTCTATCATTCAGTCCTTTAGTAGATGGTTTTCCTATGTCGTGAAATAATGCTGCTAATTTCAGTCTGTAGTCATTACTTACAATATTACTCAATACTCTTAAAGAATGAATAAAAACATCGCCATGATTAAATTTATATTTAGCTTCATCACTATGTTCTGGATTATTTGGGTCGTATGGTATTTTAGGGCCTAATCTCATTCCTTACTCCTTTAAGTAATCACCTTTACAGAAGGTAATGTTTAGTCGTATATAATTTTTTGGACTGTTGCCCCTTCTGGATGCCATTTTCTATTTTGTTCACAGCCAATTAAGCTATGAATCTCTGGAAGAATAAACTTTAATAGATTAAGTTTCTTTAACTGGTTTATGTATTCAGCAGGATCATCTAAACTCAATCCTTTCTTTAATTCTTCAAAAATCCTTTCTCCGGATAAAGCTTCCAGTTTACTTCCGCTTTCCATTAAAGCTACTTCAGTTAATAGATCAATCTGAAATCCAAATCTTACTTTAAACCTAACAGCTCTTAATATTCTTAAAACATCTTCATTTATTCTGTCTCTTGGATTTCCTACGAAATCAATAATTCCTAAACTAATATCACATTTTCCTTTAACAAAATCATGAATTTCTTCACTGATTGGATCGAAAAATAATGCGTTAATAGTTAAATCCCTTCTTAATGCATCATCTTTCATGCTAGAACAGAATTTGATTGTATCAGGTCTTCGACCATCAGTATAATTATTTTCTTGACGAAAAGTTGCAACTTCTATTCCATTTACAATAGAAACACCAAAACTTTCTCCTACAAATTTTGAGTTATTAAATAACTTTTTTATTTGAATTGGAGCAGCATTTGTAGCAACATCATAATCATTAGGTTCAATACCTAAGATCATATCACGAACTGCTCCTCCTGCAAATACAGCTTCAAATCCAGCATCTTGCAATCTCTTACAGATATTAGTTGCTATTCTTTTATTAGTCATTTCCCCCATATTTTCCCCTTAATCATTATGACTACATAAACAATTATAATAACTCATTTTACATATTTTACACTCTGGAATATAAGCATTATTTTCATCACAAGTTTTAAAATAATGTGAATAAAACTTTTTATCGTTTCCAGTAAAGACAGGAATAAATTCTCTAATAGACAATCTTTCTTCTGTGTATGTATTACAAATATGTTTGGGAAAGCGTTTTAGTCCATATTCTCCATTTTCTTGTAAGGAAAACACTTCTCCATCTGTTATTCTAATAAATGCTATTGTTCTCATATTTTTCCCCTTACATAATTATATCAAATTATTCTTTTTTTGTCAAGAATAATTTACCTATCAATACTTATCCATTTAATAAAATCTTTATTCATTTGAATCTCTCTGTAATATTGCCCATCCTTCTAAAGCTCCATTATAAAATGATCTCCAATCCCATTCTTTATGCTCAAGTTCTTTGTATCTTTCTTTTAGTATTTCTATGTATTCTTTAAGTGTCATTCTTTACCTTCCTCTAGGGCTTCTTCGCAAGTCAAATCAATATCCCAACAAAGGTATTCTTGCCAATCTGCCAATCTGCCATCTGTAAGTCTAATAATCCATGGACGTATTCTATTTAAAGCCTCTCTGAGTTTTTTGTTATCCGATTCTAATTTAACAACCCTACTTTCTAAGGCGAAAACCTCTTGATTATGTTGATGCCTGGCTTCATCGGATGTTCTGAATGTTTCAGGTGTTCTGCTTTCGTTAGCATCTACTATGTATTTTCTCCAACTCATTTTTTACCATCCTAATATCTTCCCTTTTTCTCTTAACCATTCTATTTTACAATCTTGAGCCATTCTATAAGGATGTCTGATTCCTTTTAATTTTCCATCCTCTTTTATTACCTTATATAAAGTAAATTCTTCTAATTCATTATGCCAGATTTCAACAATATCACCTATTTTTAATTTCATTCATTCCACCGCCAATCTTCCTCTGATTATTTTGCTTTTGAAAATATACCCAATTCTGGTTTACCAACAATAGGATAATTATTAAAAATAGAAATTGGGATATACTCACTACATCCAATTACATTATCATTGCCTTTACCTTCTCCAAACTCAATGTATTCTGCTTTTGGACACGTAACAAAATCATGTCGACAATAATTGCACAATGTATCTTTATTTGATATCGTCCCGATTACTCTCATTCATTCCACCTCCAATCTTCCTCTGGAGCTGGTTGAGCTGTTTGAATAATGTAAATAATTAGTCTATCAGTTTTACACTTTCTATAAAAATCAGGTACAAAATTGGATACAGCTGTAAACCATACCCAAACTAAAGCATCATCTGGATAATCCTTTCCAGTTATTCGTTTATAATCTTCAGGTGTGTAATAGATTTGTATTATGCCATCTATGCAATTGTCACAGATATTACCAGAACACATAGTATGATCACCACATTCAGATTTATCTATTTCACAATCATGGCATGAATCAATATATTCACGACCACCACCACCACACTCAGGACAAACCTTTTCAGTTGGTAGGAGGTTTGCTGATTTATAACCAGCTTCAAAACAATTATACATTCTAATTTCTTCTTCTTTGTCATTAAACCCATAGTAATGTTTATTAAACTCTTCTTGTATCTTATTCATTATTATACCTCCGGCTGAATATACTGACGTTTTATTTCAAGATGTTCAGGAACTATTGAACATAATCTGTCACCATCTCGGTGACGTAATTTACCAACAACACGTATTTGCATACCGACAAAAACAGGTTGAA